CTCACGGGGGCGGCTGGGGTGGCGGATTATTCGTCCGTAAGGTGTCGAGCTTGTCGTCCTTTTGAGCGGAGCTAGCCGAAGAACCGACGAAATATCCCACGACAAGGGAGAATTGACCAACGATGGCGCCCACGATGAGCTGCTGGCTTGGTTGGTCTTTTGTAATGTAGGCTATAGCCATGGCCGCCACAAAAATGAAACACACCAGCATAGATACAGAAATTGTTCCCCACACACGTAACGTAGCTGCGTCCATATCTTATCTCCTGCCTACGGAAACTTGCCGATCGAATGAAGAACCATACCGACTAAGTTTGCAATCAAAGCGATGAAGAGAGCTATAATCCATGATGTTAGTTTTGCAATCTTTGCTTCATTAGATTGATGCATTTCGTCGACTCTACCTTCTAGCCGAACGTGATATCTCTCCCATTCCTCTCTGGTCACAAATTCCCTATCCATGTCTACATTATACCGAATGAGCGCGCCACCACGATATCGCATCGTTAAGGTTGTCGCTTCCGAGGAACTCACTCTGATCGACGAAGCCGACGCCAGGGATATCCACGGGGTGGGGGCCTGCGGTCCCATCGCTATACTGATGCCAAATTGGTGGGGGCCAACCCTTGGGTGGAACCGGATTGGTTCCATACTCCGCCAACATCAAGGGGCAGGCCGGCAGGTTATCTAGCGGGATCGGTGCGATATTCCACCGACCGGTGTAGAGCAGGGGCCACATCCCATACCGGGAGTGCAGGGCGTTAACGATGTCGCTGGCTAAACGTTCAGCTGCGGTGCTCGCGGGCACAGGCTCGAAATCAACCATGTTAACCAAGGGATGACCAACGAGCGTCCGTTGCCGCACGAAAGCGGCAACCTGTGTCGCCGCCGACTCGGTCATCGTTACGAACATATACCCGCCGATCCCGACAACATTTGAGCCCGGCATCATGGCAGCCGATAAACGTCCGACCCCCTTGGGATCATCGAACAGCCCTTGGTTTAGCTTGTGCAGGAAGAGAGGCCAGCCTGAAGAGGCCGCCTGGTTGAGCGATGGAACGATGCCGGCATAGGTCGCTCCCGGCAGAGGATCCAGGTGGTAGAGATCGTAAAGGCAGCGTACACTCATAGATTTACTGAGCCTCGATGATAAGCGGGGCATCATTCAGGCTGACGAGCACGGAGGTAACGCCGCTAAATGTTGAAATTGGGGTTGTTCCATTGTTGACCGGATCATAGACGCCACCGCTCATAACCGCCGGCGCCCAACTCACCGTAACCGAGATGCTGGTTATCGTGATATCGGCGCCGGTAGACATGTTGAAGATCGGCATTTCTCGCCACAGCAAGTAATCATATTTCCCACCGCTTTTTTCTAACTGGAAAACGTTGTCGGTACCGTCACCGATAAGACCGGAAACCGTGTATGGCAATCTGACCGGCAGAAAAGTGAGCGCATCTCCGGCCGGATCGTTAAGGACGGTCATCATATTCTTGACGGCATCCGAGCTGGCAGTTGCGGCGCCGATCGACGTTGTGATACCCCAATGATTGCCGTTTTCGTGCAGGTTGTAATAGTAATATCCCTTGCAATCTGACACCGCCGCGCAATCAAACCACGCATCGAGGACGAGCCGCGCCCGCGTCCGCTCGTCGGTGTTGCTGGAATAGAGAAAGCCATCTGTCCACGGCACCTGCCAGCCGCTTTCGGTGATCACAAACGGCGCATGGTTGCAATGGGCGAGTGCGTTATTCCGATACGAGAAATTAGACAGGTACATTGAGTTTTGGATCGTGAAGTTGCCCGGTGCGGGCGGCGCGCCCTGGCCGGTCGGCTGATTTGTCTGGTCGGTGCCAAAATAGGCGTGCAGATTGGTGCGGTCGCAGACCGCAGTTTGATTGCCCACCACAGTCTGATACCCGCACACATTGGCTGAGTATCCGCACGCCGCTGGCCACATGTCCACCGGGATGGAGCGCAGCGCCGGATCGGCCCTCATCGCCGCAAAGAGATCGGCCTGTGCGGTGTTGGCCGCGGTGATGCCGGCGGGTGCAGTGCCGCCGCTGCCGTCCGAATAGGTGAACCCCTGGTTGTCCGGCTCGTTTGGCCCGGCCACCCCGATTAGGCGGCCGGGAAATGGCGTCACGATGTTTGTTTTGAGATCGTTGATCCACGTCGCCATCGGCGTCGAGGGTATGCCGGTGGCGCCCTGGTATCCCAAGTGCAGGCGCACATTGCTCGCCGACAGCAGAGAATTGTAAGTGGCGCCCGTAGGGAAAGCCGAACCGCTCCACAGCGAATCGCGGATCACGTAAGGAAAGCCGCCGAGCGTCGTCAGAGCAGCCAATATGTCGGCTTGCGTCTCGCCCGCGTTGAAGTTCGTGTTGAAGCCGAGCTTCCCGGTAAAGTCAGCCGCGCGCATCGGCCCCGCCACACCGCCGCCAGGGCCAGTGCTATGTACAAGCAATCGCGCTAAAACTGGATAGCTGCAAACCATACAGAGAATGCCAATCGCTATACTTCTCATACTGCCATCTATTACTCAAGCCCTATCAAACGGACTGTGGTGAAACCGCCGGAGCTGTTGCTCAGCGCATACCCAATTACCACGCTCGTCGTATCTGTCTTCCCTGTTGCAGCTGTCACGACGCCACTGGCAGCGGTTCGCACCCATTGGCCTGCGGTTATCGAGTTTGCGCCAGACGCAACATTCACGATGCCTGATTTTGCGACGATGCCCCATTGACCTTGGAACACCAGGATGCCCTGCACATTGTCTTGCGGATTGCCTGCGGATAGGGCTGGAGATGCTGGCGAGATCGAACTGTTGATCACCGAGCCCAAAGGAACCGATTGGAAACCAAACGTGTATGTCGCCTCCCCTTTCCATGCTCCATAATTTTCGATCTGCACATAGCCTGGGCTGATAAACGTGGCATTCGAGAAGAAGCCATGCCCGCCGAGAGAGCCGGTGATACAGTTGGTTATCAACGTCGAAACGTCACCTCGGATGTTGATCCCGATTGGGCTGTTATAACCGCCCGCACCACTAGCCATACTGGCTATGTCGAAGATTGAATCGGCCCCCGGAGCCCACATGAAACTAATCGAAGGCTCGTCGATCGAAAGACCCGTTGCGTTTGCGATTTGGAAAAGCCCCGTAGCTGGAGCCCCGGCCAGTACTACACCAGATCCGGCCCCGCCCGAGATCCACCAACCAAGCTGGGTCATCGAGAGCGTCGACTCGTAGATGAACGAGGAGCGCACCGGCTGCATCGACGTACTTGCCACTGTCTGCGAAACCGACACGGTGAAAGAGTTGGCCCCGAGTATAGCAGTGACAAATGTATTACTAGCGATAGCACCGCCGCCCGGAGCCTGAATGATTTGGTGTCCAACCTGTAAAGCCGGGCTCCCCGTAGTCGTCAGCGTAGTTCCTGAAATCGAGCCCGTAAATACACCCACTGTAAAGAGGCTTTCGCCAAATGCTGCATTCCCTATGTTCTCAAACTGGCACTCTATCAGTTTGCAGTTGTATAGTAACATTCCGGCATTGTTTGATGTAGTCGGAGCCCCAAGCGCCGCAATAGCAGCTGGTGTCCAGGGTTCCTTATAGAATCCGTATGGCTGGGCGTCGAAGATGCACTTTATTAATGCTGTACTAGGGAGTCCATAAATAGGAGAACAGCCGACACCGGCCATATTGTTAAGTGAAAACGAACACCGTTCCCACACCATATCGCCAAACTGAGCGGTCTGATTTTGGATATAACACCCATAAAAATTACGCTCGAACCAACACTCGGTCCACGAGGTTTGCCCGCCAGTTAGATTTACCCCAGCGAAGAAGCGCTGCGCTCCAAATCTAAGGAGGGCCACCCTGTCGCAGGTTTGAAGGCCGAGCATGCTTGAATCAGAAACCCCGATGGTGTTGCCTACTCCAGGCCCGTTAAGGAAAAAATCCTGTAAATACGTATACTTCTGAGTGAAAATATTGTCTGTCTGGCCGATCATAATCGCTGCCCGGCGCCCAAACAGATTCCCGGCAACCGCAAAAGACCCAGTCATCGCTTCGCCGGCAAACGTCTGCGACAAACTGACCGTGTAAGTTCCCGTCCCGTTTGCCGTGCCAGTCAGCTGATTGAGGATTCGAGTATGAGCGGTGACCGACGTGCTCGCGAGATACATTCCGGGGATTATTGGATGAGAGACAGTCCCCGAGACGGTGAGCGTAGTGCCTGAGATCGCACCGGTAAAGGTGGCATCCGGCGGTTGCCCCAGATCGTTAGGCCACGATAGCGTCGTCGCGGGACCGTTGCGGCCTCCACAGCCTAACATGTTTACCGCGTTACCAAATCCGGGCAGAAGAGATTCTCCAATCCGCAGCGAACCCGACCCGTCCAACGCGCTATTTGCATTGACCATAACAAAGGTGCCATAGGGCACAAATACCGTTCCGCCCCCAGCTTTATCCGCAGCATTGATCGCCGCCTGAAAGGCCAGCCAATTAATTTCGTTTGTCAGCGCGGTCGCCTGCGGATACGCTACTTGAAGCGCAGCAAGGCTGCCGTAGGTATCGGAAGCCAGATGCGAAGCACCGTCCCCGATCGCGCCGAAACTGACAACGTTAAACCACTCGGTATTCACGTTGAGGTCGGAATTAAATGCTCCCCCTGGATGGTAAGGCCAGGTAGCGTGGGCCGCTCGCGCAACGGCAGCTGAGATAGTTGTCGCCGCTATTCCTTTGAGGATTTCTCGCCGTTTCATTATTATTGCCTACCCGAAAGCGTACAGGTTCCAGTAATAGTATTTGTACCGTTAGCGTTTCTCAGGCGAAATCCGACTATAGCACCGTTACCGCCAGTATAGGATGATGCACCATTTGCATTGTATAGAGTGCCAACTGTGCCGTCAGTCGTGACTGCCTTCCAGCGTATTAGTTTGTGTCTAGTGGTGTCGGAGGCCTTATCTATATCAATTGTAAAGCTAGATGGCACAACCGTATCGGAAACGTTCCACCCATGGAACGCATCTCCCGCTGCCGCGCTTGTCCATATTTGCGTAGATGTAGACACATCGTCTACGTACATTCCCGCCACTCTATAATTTGCCGATTCCCATGTAGCGCCAATTTCGATCTCTCCGACGACGATATCGTTGGCCGCTTGCACCAAGACATTCGTGCAGTTGATGTGGTAGGTATTGTACGTAGAGGTTAGCCCAGTCAGAGTTATCGTCTGCCCAGACGCCGAAACAGTCGAAAGAAAGGTTTCGGCCGTGGTCCCCGCATTTACCGCGTTGCATACCCCAGCTGCGCAATTTATAGTGGTCCCATCGCCTTTCATAACTCCCTGTACAGAGTTAGTTGCCAGGGCAGATGACACGCCCTGAATCATACAGGCATACGAGACTGGCGCTGTGCTGTTATCAACATCGATCACCGCCGAAGCGGTTGCTGCCATGGCGAGACTGGTGCCGCCACCCCCAGGACAACCCAGAAACAAGGCTGTGCCACCAGCTGTCGTTATAGTGTAGGAGTTTGTGCCATCGCCGATGAATTGATATGTGACTCCCTGAGTGGCGGCCAGCGGATTCGGGGCCACGGCAGAACATCCAGCGCCGGTGCATTTGACGAGTCTACCGGAATCGGCCGCGACTAGGTTGTAAGTGCCGGATACGGAGTTGACGCAGAGTTGCCCATTAATCGTGCCAGTGACCGAGATCGTGTTCGAGGTAGCATTGCACGACCCAATTGTGGTCGTTGCACCCGGCGGCAAGTTGATCGCGATGTTGCTGCTAATGACACCGCTGGTCGTCGAGAGTGCCGTCCCATCGCCTTTAGCAATACCTGGGGCGCTCGATGTCGCCAGCGGCAGGCGCGCGACCGCAACCGTTCCCGAGGTGATATTATTCGCGTTAGTAGTGTCGATCACTGCCGATGGCGCAATCCCCGTGAGTTTCTTTGTCACGCCGCTCTGTATGATCGGCACCTGATCCCCAGATGCTGGTGGCGAAGTCGCCGCGGGCGTGCTCCCGACAAAAGCCGGGAATGTCTCGTCGGCGTATGCCGCGGGGGCGGCCAGCAAAAACAAGGTCACGAGAGAAATGAATCTCATGGCGCCAACAATCTGTTAGTACCTGCGTCATCAGTTAGGATTTGTGTCCCTGCATCGTTTGTCAGATATGAGATAACTATTCCCCCGCCGTGGCGAAGAAAGGGCCACCCGGCTAACGCTGCTGACGCCCCAGCAACGCAGAATATGAGAACAATAATCAGCAGACGAGAGATCATATCTACACAATGGTCTGATCTACGATGTAGGAAAAGCCGCTGAGACACACCGTGCGGCGATTCAGCGGGCCGAGATCGCCGACGGTTCCGATCACTCCTGGCCCTGCCGGCATATTGACCACCCACGTAAAGCCGCCACCCCCAACACTGTATATAGTAAACGTTCCGTTAACAGCTTGATCCCCGCCCGAGCCTGTGTTTGTGCAATTAATCAGTTGCACAGGGGTTCCGACCGATGGCGAGGGGGGCGCTTCAAACAAATCCAGAACTACCGTAAGTTGACCGCCAGCTGTATTCGTCCATACTGCCGAGCTTAACAGGATCGGATACCACCCGCCTGCCGCGCTCTTACAGATGATGTTGAAGTGCGTCGGCGAGCGACCGGCGAGCGTGACGTCCGGCAGATTGGTAATAACGGCGCTGTGCAGCGTTGTATAAACACCAGCGATTTGCATGGTGCGTCCGCTCTGTGCCGACATCGGGCCAGCATCAATCCCGCTGCCCGATGCGATTCCGGTCCCAGGCATCGCTACTTGAAAATGTCGATTGTCTGTGAATGATGTGATCGTGAAGTTTCCATTCACTGCAGCATTTCCCGCGCTGCTGCTATTCGCTACCCCTGCGATATTAACGATATCACCATTGGCTGTCGGAGGTGTTGCTGTCCCGTCGCTTGCCCACGCTGCAGTCACGATTGTTGCTGTACCTGTTGCCCAGGTGATTGAAGTGATTGCCGCCGGATTCCCCCCCATCGGCGAGGCGCACGGGTAGCGGTTACTAAGCCCATAGAAATCAGTCGCGGGCGCTTGTGAATTAGGACTACCCCCTACAGCGATGCCAAAGCTGATCTTGTCAGTTTGCCACGCAACTTGTATCGAGGTGTTGCTTAGACGTGTAGCAGAGACAGCACTCACGACTGGTGGAGTATAATCAGTATTCCACGGCCCTGGCTCGATTGGCGCCGCAAAGCTTGGCGGATAACCGCCCGAACCCGCAAGGGTTTGTCGCCTCAACCAGTAAATTATGTCCCGCAAATCGTTGCCGTTGAACTCGCCTCGCGGCGTTCTGCCCCCCATACCGGCTTGAATATAGCGACCGAGGGCAACGTCTCCGGCATCGCCTGGTGTGGTGCTCGGGAACATATCCATCAGATCTTCGGCGTTGGGGACACCAACGAGTGAAATAGCCTGCGGGCCGTGCACCGATTGTAGCCCAGGACGCACTCCATTTGGAAAACCAAGAGGCGTCCCCTGCTGATAGTGAGGCAATCCGCAAAGTTCAAAGATCACGTTGTCGAGACGGCCTGGTTCGAGCACCTGAACATTCGGATCAGTCGGCAATACCGGGCGCTGTGAGTAAACACCGTTATCAGCCATGCCGCCCGTGGTAAAGCGCGCCTGCGTGATCGACGGCCCGCCCTGTATCCACGGGTAATGACCGCCCTTACCGGGGCGGCTATCCCAAACAGACGTGTCATAATCAACCGGAGCGGGGCCGACATAGACCCCATCGCGCGAGCACATCCACGCAGCCTCGGCACTACCCGGCCCATTCTGCGAAAGAAACCGGATATCGTCTAAGACGCCACAGGCGCCAATCGTGCGCCCTAACACTCCACCAGCGTCATCAACTAGCATCCACGCCCAGACATCGCCAACATAGACCGGACCATTTCCTCCGTTCGCATAATAAGGATCGGCGGGGATGTTGCCGCCAGTAGTGTTTGCACTATCACGAAAGGCCCTAATCGTACGGATAGTGCTTGGGGTTTCGCCGAGTGCCGTCGCTGCCGTGGTCGTGCCTAAGCAAATCTCCCGAACCCGCGGCCCGGTATGATCTTCAAGCAGGATGAGCTGTCTGTCGGAGGTAAACCTGATTGCTTGCGGAAAGACCGTGGCGGCAGTTGCAAATCCAACCGCGCTCTGCTGTGCTGGTAGAGACCATCGCTCAAACTTGTTAGATGTAATTGTAATTGGCGAACCAGAAATCGTACCGACACCACCGTTGGTAGACGGGACATTAATCGTAAATGATGTCGTGCTCGACCATGTGCGGACAAAAAAGCTCCCGTTCAGCACACCGGGACCATCAGCGCCGGTGTTGCCGGTGACACCCGCGATCGTGACCGAAAACCCGACACCCGTGGTTGCCGGCGCGGCGCCAACGTCGGTCGCGGAGCTTGCTGCTACAGTGACGACCGACGCGCCTATTCCGCTGTCATAAGAAGAAAACGTGAGTGTGCAATTAACTGTGGTCGTAGCCCCCATCGTAGTTTCGCCAGAGTTCGTGTCGCTCGGCGGATTTGCCGGGCCAGCCGTGCCTCCGCACAAGGTGTCTACAGTCGTTCCGGCAGGATTGATCCTCCGGATCGCCGAGTTGCCCTTGTCGGCCACATACATCGTGCCGGTCAGATCCCCATTGGGCATCGTGCGATCGGCCATGACGATCGAATAGGGCCGCCGGAAGGTTGCTACTGATGTCGCCGCCCCTTCATTATATCCCGCCGTTCCATCCTGCCCCGCATAACGCGAGCACGTCGGCGGGCTTGTTGAGAGATCGATCTTGATGATGAAATGATCGAGAGCTTTGACGACGTAGATGATATTGCGATTACGCGGATCGTAGCAGAGATCATTCAGCCCGTTGAAGTCGCCAAAGGTCGGAGAAACGATATTCCCGATGATATTTTTTTGTTGCGTATTGTACTGGTTCTCTGTGATCGCAGAATCCCACTGGTTGAAAAACAGCCGATCAGAGCGCGGCTGATTTCCGGCAATTGTCGTCACCGTGCCATCGAGCGCTTGCTTGAAGATGCGGCCGGCGAGATCTATCCCTGTCCAATACGGACCGCCTGCCTCCCAGGCGTGCATGAGCGTCCCGCTCGGCACCGTTTGCGACGGCCCGCTAGTTGTCCAGGTGGTCGGGCCGCCGCTTGCAATCGGCGTATTATTGATGACTCCTAAGCCGACGAGCACCTGCCCGCTCGCAAGCGCACCCGATGTCGTTGACTCCACGGTGAACGTGTTGCCAGTGATGTGCCCGACCCCGGACCACAGAGTCGGTGCCTCCATCAACGTCGAGATGGCATCGACAAAGGCGGCGAGGCGACCGCCATCGGACTGCCATCGGCTCAGCACTTCAGGATATTGCTGTTCAACTGAGGTTCCGGGCTCCTGATTAGCAGAGCCTTGCATCATGACACCACCAGAGGGTGTCGTGCCCAACCGCGCCAACTGTGTATATTCAATCCAATGTGGAAATACGCTGCTGGCCTCGGGATACCAGTTTGATTGAATACGCAAGTTGGCGGGCGTCGCATGCCACGGGCTTGCCGTATCATAGGCGGGCGGGATGAACTGCCACTTGTATGGCCGCGCCGTATTTGATGGCGGCGTTCCCGAATAGGAGACGAAATCGACGAGCGTACCTGGGCTATCCTCCGGTGGATAGGGTCGATAATTACCGCCCAAGCTGCATACAGGGACCAACTGCGCGCCATTGTTGAAACCACTATTCGCCAGAATGAACCGCAGTGGTACGCACGTCAATTGGGCAGCGAGCCAGCCGTTCGTATCAGCCGAATCGATGGCCTTAAACGTAGCGACATGCGGCCCGTCCGGAATGCCAGTGCCACCATTCCAGCTAACCGTCTGCGAGTTAAACGTCAGATGAATGTCCGAGCCAGACCCGGTATTGATCACTGCGCCTATCTGGATGCCGTCGATCATCCAATAGCCGAGCAGATGATTAGGCGCGATCCCATCTGTGACGTTCGATTGCCAATTTGCATCTAGGGTGATCGTGGCACTCGGCGAGGTCGGAGCGAGCAAACCAAAAATTGGAGTTTGATTTAACTGCCCGCCGACAACTGCTGAGGTTGTACCGTTTTGAAACGGAATCAGCACCTGGTTGCCGGTAAAATTCTGCACACCAGGCGAACCAGTTAAAGTCTCAGGCGCAGTGAACGGCGATCCGCCCGCGCCGCCTTGCGTCGCGATGATATTGATGTGGTAGGTGCCCGCAGATAGACTGCCGACCGTCTCCAGTACTGATCCGACTATTTGAAAGCTCGCGGCATCGGTTCCCGACAGCGACAGTGATCCCGTAAAACTCCCGGATGACATCGTGACCGAGATTGTGCCGACCGTCGCATTTACGACACCGGACGAGAAAGATGTGCTCGACAGATTAACGGCAATGATTGATGTGCCCCCAGGAACACCGCCTCCACCTCTGCGCAATAGTGCGTCCGCGTGTCGTACAGATACTGCCGTAGCAACGGCACTCAAAATCAGAGTGCGCCGTTTCATGTGCTGGTGTTTCCGGTGAACACGTTGCCGCCAGAGCCCCAATTAGCTATCGCTTGTGTATCGTTGTCGGCAAAACTCGTGCCACCGGTAAACCGATACATGTGGTTTGTGACGCCATGCAGAGCATTGTTTGTCCACGTGCAGTTTATCGGCGGCTGCGGATCTTGTGTTAAGCCGGCTGGATATACCGAGTATTGGCTATAAAACCCCTCCGAATTGCCGCCGGTAATGTTGTTGATGGTGTTACTTAAAAAGGAGCAGCTATGCAGATGCTGCGCCAGCCATTCCATTCCGCTGTCCCATCCATTCGATGCGGTCGTGTTTTGGATAGTAACCCAATATAAATCGGCATTTGTGCTACTGCCGTAAATGCCTCCCGCACCCGGCGGCAGCCCTGGATACGTTGACATCGTAATCGGATCGTCGGTGCCATTTGGGCCGCCAAATATCTGCCCGGTGATCGTACAGTGATCTATGAGTATATTGTTACCGATCATGCTTAGGCAGCTCGTATCAAACCCGGTTACCGAGACCGGCTGCACTGTGACATTCTGCAAGATGAACGAGGGGCCATTTGCATTCGACGAGCTGTTATCGCCCGCTATACAGACGCACGACGCGTAGCCGGTCGGATCGATTGTGACCGAGCCGGCAAACGTCATATTTTTTAGCACCGTCTGACTTGGCAGCGTTGTCTGATTAAAGTTAATCAGGCTAAATCCGGTAACCGTATGCCCTTGTCCATCGATCGTGACGTTGGGCACGTTCATGGTCAGGTTTGGCACATCAGCGGCTAGACAATAATTGCCGGGGCCGGTTATTTGACTGACATCAGTGATAGGGGTGCACGCGGGAGGTATTGGAACGCCGCCACTACCCCAACCTCGTATACGCGCGGAGATAGGGCGCGGGAGAATTAGGCCAGCCGTACCGGCAAGGATAAGACTGCGGCGGGTTATCAATGGAATGCCAGTGCCGATGTATACCAGTGTTGCGAACTGCTCGCTGGGGTAGTAAACGTTGCGGCCACCGAGCCGGAACCGGAGACTTTCCCTTCTAAGGTAAAGCCCCAATTAGCTGTATTGGAATCCTGCGCCAACTGCGTGAAGCCGGTACCGGCGCCAGTTAACGCGGCCGGTGAATTCGTATTCGTGGAGAAGCCCCACAAATAATCACTGCCGGTCGCCGCGGTGAACGTTCCCGAGGTTACTGCATCCGTCGACGTGCCGGGATTAACTTGGATCTGCGCAGCGCCCGTGCCATCTAGGGCTGTTACTGTGGCGATTTCAGTACACCCAATTTGGGAATCGGAAACGGCGCTGCCCCAATTCGCCGTTATAACGGTTGGTGAACCAGAAACGCTGACGCTATAGGCTACCGTAGTGCGAGCGAAACCCGAGCCTGAGCCTTGATCCAAAACACGGGTGTACGTATTCGTGCCATCAGTCACCGATGAAAGAGCCGTAGCGTCGGTGAGCCAGATGATGCCACAGACGATAGTGTGTCCTGCACCCACAGCCGAGAGGGTTACCGTGACGGAAGTATTAGGTGACGCCTGTAACGCAGAAATGACAGTTTGTATAGCAGTCGGCCCACCACCACCCCCACCGCTGCTTGTAGGAAGCATTATGAAGCCGGCGTTCGCAGCGGAAGACATCCACAGCAGCGCGCATATGCGCGCCACCCATAGAAGACGAAACATTATCGGGTCACCGTAAGTTGTACCATCCCCGAGCCGAGTGGAGTGCTGCCCCACGATTGGTTGACTCGCAACCCAACGATCGAATTTGCCGGGATGCTGGTCACCGCGGCCCCGCCCATATTCTGGGTATTGGGCGCGGCTTGGTTCGCATTGCATGCCGTCGTATTAATTACAGTTGGTGAAGAGACCAAGGATGTGCCCTGTGCCACAAAGACAAGATCGATCGTCGCCGTGGCTCCTACCGCGAGCTGTATCTCACAGCGCAGCCCTGACACCGTGCGAGGATTCGAGAAATGCACCAACACGATGCCGCACGGCGGGCTAGCGCAGCTTCCGAGATTTTGTCCGGCCGCCCATGATATTACATGTCGTTCATCGGGCCCAAGCGGAACGTCCCAGGCTCCAGTTCCAGATGAGGCACTTCGAGTAACAGTCGTGAGCGTGCCACCGGGAATTGTCACCGATGTATTAATAGCATATTGATTGATACCATCTAGCGGATTCGGCGCCAGCGTGATAGGTACAGCCGCCCGCGTAACAATCAGAATCCCTGCATTAGGTGAGATAGTGCTTGCTGCCGGAAGCGTTAGCGTCGGCGTTCCTGTATTAAACGTGAACAATCTTCCCGAAGATAAATCCGCCGCGGTGACTGTATAGGCACTGGGGTTGAGTGAGACATCGCCAAAATTTGGCGTAGTCTTAACAAAGTGCGTAGCGCTGCTATCTAATTGAAAACAATTATTCCCGATAGGAATATCGCCATTGCCAGCATTCAGGAGCGTGCCGTTGGCTTGCACTTGTATTGGGAGCGCTCCGGCTCCATCAAGATTAAGAGTCGATGCGCCTGTGCTAGCATTGGCAAATGCGCCGCAGAATGTATAATACTTCGCTGCAGTGTTTGCAAAACTACCCTGCGCCGTCGTCGATGTATAAGTATTCGTTCCGGCTACTGTACCGGTCCACTGTGAGACGGTCCCTGCACTAGTTGCAACAGCCACGCCGCCGACATACAAGCCCGTAGCGTTGATTGTTCCCGCCCCTTTATCACCGCCAGTGACTGTGTTCGGTACCGTTATACCACCGTCATTTTCAAATCTAATTCTGGCGGCCGGCGTAGTTGATCCTGTTGGGGTGGTGTTTATCTGAGCATAAGTCCCCGCATGCCCAACAGACTGATTTTCGGATGCGAACACCCCAAACGCCCCACCTCCATTTACGTAGGATGTGCCGTTATACATGCTCGATACAAAGTTTGAGCATAGATCGTTCACCTGTATAGCGGTAGGGGCGGCACCAGTGCCGCGGGCACACTCACCAGTGAAGTGCGACGAGTTTGTTCCGAAGGAGTCGATGGTTATGCGCGCCGCCGTGGCGTCCACCCCCCCAACACGGAGTACCGTACCCCCGGGGGCTGCGGGGAAAGAGGTGATCGCCGTTGTGTTGTAATCGAGTCCTACATACCCAGTTTGATCGCTCAACGCTGATGAGACGGCGACATTAGTAGTCCCAGCTCCTTTAACGAACTGATTGTTCGTCAAGGTTCCGCCCGCTGTGACATTCCCTCCGCCACCGGCTCCTACCGCAACGCCATTGACGTAGAGCCCAACTGCGTTGATTGTGCCCGCGCCCTTGTCGCCTCCGGTAACGGTCGACGGCACGGTGACACCACCGTCATTCTCAAACCTAATGACAGCGGCCGGAGTAGCCGAGCCGGTCGGCGTGGTGTTTATCTGAGCATAAGTACCGGCATGTCCCGAAGATTGATTTTCCGATGCAAAGACGCCAAATGCGCCGCCACCATTGATATACGCAGCACCGTTATACATGCTCGATACGAAGTTCGAGCAAAGGTCGTTCGCTTGGATAGCGGTGGGCGCAGCGGCTGTCCCTCGGGCACATTCTCCGGTGAAATGAGATGAATTCGTGCCGAATGAGTCGACAACTATACGTGCCGCAGTGGCATCAACTCCGCCGACGCGCAGCACCGTACCCCCTGGGGCGGCGGGGAAGGACGTGATCGCCGTCGTGTTATAGTCAAGACCCACATATCCGGTTTGGTTTGTAAGCGCCGTTGAACCGCCAAAAGCCCCGCTGTTGTTGAACTGAAATTGCGTATTCGAACCACCCGGCGTGCCACCACCCCCCCCTGTCGCGGAGAGTGTACCCGCAGAGAGCGATAGCCCCGTTCCGACCGCAACAGAGGTAAAAGCCGATCCGTTGCTACCGAGCAAATTCGCCGCTCCGGGGAATGATAGCGTCGCGAACGGCCCTAATCCTAAGTTGGTCCGGGCCGATGCGGCGTTCAAAAGATCAGATAGGTTGTTCGAAACTTGTAGCCACGAATTTGCCGGTGCATATTGCAGAGACGAAGCGCTTCCGCTCGGAGCTACAGGAATGCGCAAGCCGCTTCCGTAAGGCCCTCCCGCAGCGCCGGCCCCATATATATAAGACTCCAGCGCATTACAGGTACTTCCGGTAGGGCAAGTTTGTGCATATGCTAAGCTAGAAACCAGCAACAGCGGAAGAGCAAAGAGAAAGCGTCTCACTTGATGGCACTCCTGGTTTTGATGAACCCGCGCACACAGATCACGCCAGGAACAGCATTCTGATCTAGATTCCCTGCGGTACTAAAACTAACGATGCGATTTGTTGTTGCTTCCGTAATGCATGACTGAAGGCTGTCAAAACTCTTACGCATGACTATAGCCGAAGACCATGGATCTGTTTGTCCCGGGAGCGCCGTAGATAGAAACATGACAAGAAACCATTTCGGGATCATGGTTATTGAGTAAGAAGGTTGCTGCTTCCCGTGAGGATATTTCCTCCGCCGGTAAGGAGCATCCCGCCGCCGCCGCCGCCACAGGTTCCCGTCTGAATGATTTGAAGATATCCGGCAGAATTCACCGTCACGGTGGCACATGGGAAAACGCCCGGTGTCAATCCACCGTAAGCTCCCTGAAAGAGACGGTTAAGCGTCGATGCCGGCACCGGGCAGTTATCGACGAAGGGCGGCGCGTTCAAGTTTGGGTTGGGCGAACAGGATTGCTTAGGAGCGGCATAAGCCCCGGAGGAGCCCAGCACGACAGGGAACAGAACCACCAACCACAGAACAATCCCAAGCCGACGATGCATCAGCGCATCCCCCAACCGTTGAGGCTGAGGATGGTTTTACACTACGGATAGTGTGAAATTCAAGCCCGCTTAGGACCGTTTAGATTTTAAGCCGATTAGGGCTAAGGCCCAGCTTGAGAGTTTGCGATAGCCTGCCCGGCCAAACGTCCGATGAATCGATTCATGACAATCGGAGGCTTCCCCTTGATTAGGGCATCGTATGCCTGGAGACCATCCTTCATCGCTTGAGGATCCAGCAACATTTGATCAAAAATTTGATCAGCTCGAACCGCGATCTTTTCACGCCCCGCCTGAATTGCTTTAGTCCCGGCATATCCGGCAACGCCAGCGATGAATTCCATTCCTGGAAGAGGAATGTGTCCCAAAAGATGCGGCGCGTATTCAGCGGCGCGCTCACTTAGGAATGCAACCAGCCATGGCGACAACCTCGAAGACGAAGCTCTATCTCCAAGAGATTTGGCATGCTGTAGCAAATTTCCTTGTTCCGCATCATTAGCAATGGCGTCAAACAGTTGATTTCTATTTGGAAACAATATATTCAATACATCTTTGTTGTCCCGCACAAAATTTCCAAATTTCATTCCTGCATTTGCGCCCGTAAAGTTACGTCTTATATAGTCGATGGCAGCACGCTGAACTCCTTCTTGGGCTGGCTGATAAGCGTCAGTTAATTTCATAAGTATAGTTGCGTTCTGAGTACGAGTTGGACCAGTAAACACACGGCTTATGGCTTTCTGTGGATCATCACCTAAAAATGCACCGGCCACACTTTTGGTAAAAATATCTCGCTGATCCTGATGTTGGCTAATTACGTCCTCGAATGTTTGCTTGGCAGAAGCCGCATCAGCAAATCGATCTTTTAGACCAGGAATAGTAGATAACGCTTGATCATGCTGCGTAAGCCATGCTTGAGCAGCAGACGGGGAAATCTCTCCATTTTTTATAACTCGATTAGCAAAGTCGTAGGCAGCATAATCCGTCGCCGCCTGTAGCGCTTCCGGACGCCCGCCTGTAATGTCAAGGTATTTCTGCATAGATACTCTGCCTTGAGGGCCGGCTTTCCAAAATTGTCGTAATATACCAGCGTTTCCCCAACCAGGATTTAGAGGATATGCTGCCTGATGTGCAGCTAATGCGTCATTGATAGAATTAAGTCGTTCCTGAGCGGCGGCAGCCGTGTTGAAACGATTAAGGAGGTCTGGTCTGCGAATTAATTTATCTTGATTATCATTAAGCCATTTCTGATACGCCTTGATATTAAGCGTGCCATCGGGATTTTGAGCGGCGCGCCGAAGTGAGAAAGCGAAAGCATCGTCAAGCGACGCATGCGCCTCAGGAGGTGCCGCAGCAAGAAAGCGATCGACGGCTTCAGGCGGGGCTGTCTTGCCGGCGATGACCCAAGGTACCTCATCATCCCGAAGCTTATAGCTATCATAAGCGCCGCCTTTTTGAAGGATCTTACCAACCGCATGGAGTTGTCCGGGCGTTTCGCCACGAAATGTTCTCCCCATTTCGGCATATTGTTGATTCCAGTCTCGAAATTGTTGTCGCGCTTCCGGGGTAAGCGGGGCTAACTCTTGCGAGCCAATTTCACCGCCTGGAGTATCTGTAGATCCCCCTGGCGGCGCCCCACTTGCTCCACGTGCATCAGATATCGTTGCTTCTCGTAAGCCGACATTCCCTGCATCCGTCGTTTCAAGTATGCCACGCCCGAGAGGATCTCGTTTTGCGGCGGCAAACGCCGCGGGACTATCTGTATATGCTCTTGCGACATCGGCGGCAAAGCTTGGCCCGAGTTCAGGAATTCCTATCGCAGCGAGCCTCTGAGCCAGCGAAACGCCTCCCGCAGGTAGGGGCGCAGTGGCCTGTTGCTCACTTGAGGCTACACCATTAATTGCATCATCAATAGATTTGTCTATGCCGGTTTTCAGCGTCAAGAGACGCCGCGTTTCCTGTGGTGCCTGATCCGATACGTTACGTAGCCTGCTGTTGATGTCGGCGCGAAGCCGGAAGGCGTCCTCGATCGGGATCAGATCGCCCCATCCATCCACACGATTGTAAAATTTATTCTCCATACCACCGAAGGTATCAGGAGAAAAGTCTTTGCGAATCGCGGACACAGCATCAGAAATTGCCGCAGGGTTAATCCCCATTGTTCCTTCGGGATCTATGGCATTTCGAAGTTGCGTGAGCCGCTTTCTTTCAGAATCATAGATCGCCTGTAAAGGCTCTCGCATTTGGGCACCATAAGAACCAAGTGCTCCTGCTTTCTCTTCAGGAGAACCAAGAGCTTCTTCACCTCCAAAATCTTGCATCGCATCTTGGAGTTCCTGTGATGCCTGTTGATGATCCTGCATCATCTGACGAAGCGCTGGAAGCCGCGTTTCTTCAACTGCCTGCTGGGCAAGCGTTCCTTGAGTTTCAGGCGTCATGGCTGGCATGGCGCCAGCTTGAGCCCTGACGAGTTGATCCCGTGCGTTTTTCGTATCAAGATCAGCGAGATGATCACTGCGGTCAAGAAGATGTCGGAAATACGCCTGCGTGTCCGCTGGGCCAGCGTCACTAACCAGCTGTTGTCGTAATTGTGCAGCCACCACGTCTGGGTCACTTTGCGATTCGCCTAGCCGCCTAATAGCAGCCTCTTGAGCCGTAGCCTCTCGCCGCGCAGCCGTTGGAAGTGTCCGCAATCCGCTCTCAAGAAGGCCGGCTGTCCCCGCCCCTGCTGCCCCAGTCAGCGTTTCGGCAAGCGGCCGATATCGCTCTCCAATCGTCTCGCCAGCAATTTCTCCGGCGGCTCCGACCCCCGCTCCGATCGCCAAATTTGCGGGCACACTACCCGGCATGAGCGCTTGAGCAGCCTCTAATCGTGGAATTTTCGAAATGGCACCAGGACCAGCAAAAGCTAAACCTGTCTCTAGCGCCCGCTGCCCAATCCTGCCAAGAGTTGTTTGCGGATGAACCGTGGATACCGTCGGCAGTCCCGCCTCAGCCGCTTTATGTTCAAGCCATGCGCTTCCACCGGGGACATTAGCTGGATTGATAGCTGGATGTTCCAATATCTCTCTTTGCGCTTTAAGATATTCTTCTGGCGTTTTTGCTCCAACGAGAGAGCCGACTAAATCAGGCAGCCCGCGAACTTGATCAGCAACGGCGTTTGCAAAGCCGACACCCAGATCTACAGGTGATCCTAAGATTCTGGCCCCTGCTGTTACCGCCGCGGATCCGGCAATCTCTCCCGCAGATGGCCCTGTTGATTCGGGAGATGGGGCTGGTGAAGGTGCGGGTGAGGGAGTAGCAGAAGGTGTCCCTTTCGAGAAACCGCCTAAATCGGACAATGCATCGTCAAAGCGAGTTGGGCCGGGAGCGACATCCGGCCCCGTTTTCGATCCAACCCCAAGATCTGATAGTGCCTCCTCGAATCGAGTAGGGGGTGGAGACATGGCCTCCCCTCCCGACTGTAATTGTATAGCTCCGCCATCCGCCTTGTGCTCTATAAGCGGCGGCTTCATCGCATTACAGCATCCGTAAAAATTGATATTTGGATCGCAATCAAAGACCTGAGGGGCCTCTTTATTGCGATCATCAAAAAAACTGCACCAATCCCGCCCAGATCGAAAGCGGCAGTTCTGGCAACGAACATGATATTTGACGAGGCCGGCTTCCTCTGCTGTCCATGACTTAGTGATCGACTGACTATCGGTTGGTGTGCCATATCCATAATTACCGCATGACCATCCGGCTAGCACATGCTGTCCATTCATCGGGGCGCATTTCTCCGCGCCAGGCATAAAAAACCGACACGATTCGCATTGCGCAAATTTCTCTGGATCCCCTTGCGGATCCATATAGAGAAAGGCATCACGAGTAACGCGTGATTTGCTTTTGTCGTTAGTCATATATCATCCGTCTTGCTCATTATTGTATCGCTTGGTCAAGGCCGTTCTCTTTTATGTAGTGCATTTGCTGTTGCAAATGATTTAACATATTTTGACCTGCGTTCGTTTTTTGCAATCCGGCGACCATTTGTTGGCGCACATCTGGTGTCATGCGCGCGACAATAAAGGCCGTGGGGGTGACTTTGGCTTGCCAATCAGTTTCAAATCCTGATACGGCACCATTATGCTCGTCTTCCCATTGCTTTTGCGCTTGCGCTTTTACTATTCTATAGTCATTTATCCCCATCAATTCATTCATTACACGACTAAGGCCCAGAGGCGACATGGTTGGATTAGGCAATGTGCTATTGATCATATTGTATTCTTGTACAGCGGCCCGGCTAGATACCTCGCGAACTGTTTGACGCGTGACGGCACCTGAGTTTTTGATAAAGTCTTCATAAGAGGCAACAGATTCAGAATACTCCGGATTTATAAGACGAAGATAACTTTTTACCTGCTGTGCCATCTGCGCTCCTGGACCTGTATAAAAATGCCCCGCATCACGCGACATATTCTCAAATGTAGACTGCATTATTTCAGAGTTAGAGGCATCAGTAATTACTTTTTGTCTCTGCGTTTCTTCTTCTTCAGTCCGTTTCCGCGCGCGCTCTTCAGCCTGAGGACCAAGCTTTGTAGGATATATTTGGCCTGGCGCAGCTGGGCCGACACTCGGGCCGGACTGCCCCGGCGGCCCGCCCATAGGATGAGGCACAGAGCCTACTCCCGAAGTGGACTGACCCGGCCCAACGGCAGAGGGGGCCTGCCCTGAAATGGCAGGATACGCAAACGTCTGATAAGTTTGTCCGTAAGTCGGACTCTTGGGATCATTGTCAATCACATTAACAGCTTGTGGCGATTGGGCAGGTATCCCCCCTTGCGGAGATACAAGAGCAGAGCCGGGACCGCGAAGTACGTGGTATTTCTGTCGCTCCTGAGCGGACTCTACTGCTGATTTATAACTTGGGCTTCCAGTTATCAGGCGATTTATTTCTGATTGATAAACCGCCGCCTGTTGGGGATTTCCCAAAGCGGTCGCTCGATTGCGCAAGATTGTCGACTGGCGGATCTGTTCTTGGGTTATCGCTTCTATCCGTTGTTCTTCTGGGGATAGCGATACCGTTGGTTGCCCCGCTTGTGCGAGTCTGACATCTGGCGACTGCGAGGTAGTTGCTTGCCTCAGATATGGAGCCTCAAATCGCTCAAAACGGTGCCGCTGAAAATTAACGAAATCTTGTGCCGACATATTGGCATTACCGCCGTTGCCGGTAACCGCCGCTGAGGCAATCGTGCGGTTCCCGTTATATGCTGGCGCTAATGTATCCACGACGTTCTGTCCTTGTGGAGCACGGAGTAATGCCGGCGCGCCTCCTTCGCCTTGCTGATGGAATAGGTAGGTCTGCCAATTCTCCGGATCATGTCCAAGGAAAATCGTAGCCTTTTTCTGCATGTCAGCCAGATATTTTAAGCCATGATCTATTTGTAAGTCTTTATTATCCGGGTCTCCCCCTCCCATATCACTCCAGTTTCGCTTGTTTAATTCAAAAATATTGCGCGCCTTTGGATCGGTCCCCATCGAGCTTTCTATCCCCGCCGTACCAAGTGCAAGAGATGCGGGAATTCCATATTGCGGTGCAACAGAGGCGATCTTTGTCGCGAGTGGCCCCGTATCAGCGGGGGCCGCTTGAGTTAGAGGAGCAACCGCGGATCCGGGTTGTGCCCCCGTCGGAACAGTATTAAGACCAGGCCCGCCGCCTTGCTCAAGCGCCCGCATCGTCTCAAATCCCATCGGAATTTGTAGCATTTGGGCCCGCGCCATCAACGCGTGGCTCCGCTCAAGATCAGTTTTCGGAATGAGCGCCTGCTGCTCTTCTAACGTCCTGATGCCATGTAGTCCGCCTTCGCCGATCGCAACACCTGGGTATGGTGATCGCGAAGCCATCATCCCAAAACCAGCCGCCATCATAGGGAGCCATGGTGAGGCTAGTGTGCGCTGTCCCGTATCAGGCTCACGCTGTTTTAAGAGATCAGCCAAGGCCTTGGCATACGTGGCATATGGGTCTTCGTGCTGTGGGGGAACGCCTAACCCATCACTCTTGATAGTGGCCGGAGAATACCCCGGGCTTGGACCTTGACTACTTGGTGATGCTCCACCCCAGTTAGGTATCGGCTTAGCACCAGAACTTGGCTGTGGTGGAGAAACTACCCGATCGCCATCCGCTAAGGGACGACCTGTCACGGTTACCTGATTCGTCTGATCTAACGGCTTGTCCCATGTTGAGGCAGGACGGTAAGGAGGGGCAATCTCCGCCTTAGGAGGCTCTGATGGCAAAGTTGGGGGCTGATCTGATGGAGGAGGAATAGAGGCTTCCGCTCTTGCCGACTCCGAAGTCGGGGTATCAGTCTGTTGATCTTCTGCCCCGTGTGCACGCAGGGTATCAATGGTGCCCTGGCTAACCCCCGCAGCCTGTAACCGAGCCATGTCCTGATCGGATAGCGGCGGGAGATCGGTAGCAGCTCCCCCTTCTTGTCGGCGTATCCGGCCCCCTCGCGCTACCTGAACATAGCCGCCTCCACCTGTGGTAACGTAAGTGTTAGGATCACCTGACAGTTGGAATTGCGTCCCGGATGCGAGTTGGGCGATCTGTGAGCCATCGGTAATCAATGGCAACCCGTTCTGAGTTTGACCAGATCCTCCCGAGGATACCGATCCGCTTGCACCCCCGCCGCTGCCGTTTCCGCCCCCACTAGAGCCACTGGACGATATGCTCGCTGGGGACGCCGAGGCAGCCGGCTGAGGGCGGGAGGCAGAAGCCGTAGCTTGATCTCCCTCCAAAGTACCCCCGCCGCCAGGAATTGGGAAAGTCCCCGGAGTCATATCAACTACCGGCAAATTTCGTTGATAGACGGCGGGATTTAGCGGCGCCATCGACAAATTCTGGTAGGTCATCGGCTGCGGAATCTTTGCCGATCCGACGTTCGGCATCTGTACGGGGCTTATGCCAGCAAAGGGGTTTGCCGGGGCAGATCCGATGCCGTAAGACGGCGGCTGCGGCACGGTTTTGCTTATAGCTGATTCCAAGCCCAACTTATTTTGCAACCCCGCTGAGCCTGCATTATTGTATACTGACGGATTGGCAGTTACCGCCGCATCGTACGTAGTTCTCTGAGCTGCAGGCAACGACTCGTATTGATTTAATAAGTTAATAAGATCCAACTTGTTTGCTGGATCGGCGGTATTATACACTCCCTGATTTGAACTTACGACAGAGTTATAGGTAGCTTGGTTTGTCGGCGATAGTGTGCCGTACTGTGCATATAAATTAGACAATTGCGACGGGGTAAGATCAGCCGTCGTTCCTTTGTTCTCAACCCCCAACCCCGATCCCGGTCCTGTTGGCGCCACAGTGGGCGGTTGGGTGGATGCGGGCGCGGTTGCTGGCGTAGCCAAACCGAATTGACCTGGGAGCATTCCCCCTATCTGCATCCGCACCCGTCCGCCGCGCGCATAACTACGAAATGATGTCGGGAGCCCCAGGTCGAGCACCTTGCCTTCGCTTGGATAGCGAATCTTGATCGTATCCCCGGAGTGATCGACAACGGGATGAGGATCAAGTTCATCTTCGGTGACGTAATTCCGTTCACCGCTGGCCCCGCCGCCTTCTTGCATCGCCTGCGCTGTCCCGCCACTTTGTGGTTGTAGCGGCAGAAAGTTCGTCGGCGTCTCGGCGGGCGCGGCGCCAAGACCTGATCCCGGTGACATATGTTTTGCCATCAGCGCGCGTTGGACCAGCTTTCCATAAGGCGAGTCCGGGCCGACCCGCATAGCCAATTCCTGCAGCTGTTCCAACGACATGTTTTGATATCGTTGATATAAATTTTGGGTGTTCGGGTCAGCGGCCATCGGCGAAGTCGCGCCATAGAGATCGCTTTCCCCGCCCGCTTGCAGACGAAGATGCGGGCCCATCCCAAGGTGTGTCATTGATGTATGCGGTATTCCGGAGCCGAAATGGCCTAACCCCTGCCCCCCCATTGTATGCGGGTGCCGCTGCCCCATGCTCATGCGATCAAGCGTTTCAGAGCCGAGCCCGATCCCGCCGCCTAGCTGGTAGGCTCCCCCATCGGTTGCGGTACCCGGATCGCCCGAATCACCAAAAATTCCAAGTCCCTTTAGCCCTTTATATGCTTGGATATCCTGTAGGATATTTTGAGCATCACTCGGTTGCTGAGGGACTTGGCCAGGAGATGGCGGCTTTGGTGGTCCTTCTCCCTTAATCGCAGGGCCCGGCGCTCGGATATAATCGAGTGATAAGATCGGAACTTTCGGGAGATCGTGCCCAAGTGCGAGAGGCTGTGCTCCAAGCCCTACGTCACCGCCGGACTGAAAGCCGATGCGGCCCCCGCGTGCGAACCCGAATGGTGCCCCCGCCGCCAAGAGTGCCGCGCTTGTCGCGTCAAGAGCGGGAGGGATCGCTGCAGCAGAACCCGCAGCATCAAGTGCTGCTGCGCTGAGCGGAACTGCTCCTCCGCTGAAATCTAGTCCAGGAGCGGCTCCACCAAACAGATTGGTAAGCCATCCCTGAGAGCCAAATCCTCCCGTCGCACCGATCAGTCCTGTTCCAGCTATTCCAAGTCCGCCAAGTTGGCTGACGAGGCTCGGGCCCGGCGATGTGGTCGATGAGGTTCCCCCGCCTAAGCTCCCGGCCCCCTCGACGATGGGCGCAAGAAAACCAAGCTGCTGATAGGGATACGCTTGCTGCTGAACCCACTGCTCATATGGAATGTTCAACTGTTCTTGCGCGAGTTGCTGCTGCAAGCCGCCAGCTTGCATCTCGGCGCCTGCGCCAGACAGACCTAGCTGTTGTTGCTGAGTTCCAAGCCCAGCAAATCCAAATCCTGCCTGAGAGGCCAACCACGCATTTGCCTGTTCGGCTTGTAATTGCGCTTGCTGTTGCTGGGCAAAGTCCTGCATCAAGCCTTGCCCGGCCGCAAGATTTAGCTGCCCGGCCCCAAGTCCGAGCTGTCCTTGCGTGCCCATGGCGCCGGACATCAGCTGCCCAGCCCCAAGCCCAAGCTGGCCGGATTGCGCGAGCGCTTGCGCGATATTCTGTCCGGTGACGTCCGCGAGTTGACCCGCCCCGAGGCCCATTTGCCCCGTAAGTTGTCCCGCGCCAAGCCCTAGCTGACCAGCTCCCAGCCCGGCTTGTGTGGTGAGTTGCCCCGCTCCCAAGCCGAGTTGCCCAGCCGCTACTCCCATCTGGCCTGTAAGCTGCCCGGCACCAAGCCCGATTTGTGCTTCAAGTTGGGCTTGCTGGGCTGCCTGCTGTTGCGCCGCTTGGAAACCCTGTTGAAGCGTCTGCGCGAGGACCGGGGCTTCGGCAAGCTGTTGCTGTTGAGCGGTAAGGGCTTGCGCGACAGCCTGTCGGTCTCCGCCATAGGCCCCTGCTCCTACGGTGCTGCCAGCGACCTGCGCCTGCTGTTGAGCATTCTGTTGATTAAAGAGATTCTGAAGAGCCGTCGTAACTTGTTGAGTGTACGGGCTAAAGAATTGCGGTAGCGAACTGGGTGCGCTTGCTGCGGCTTGCGTAGCCGAAGTTGTAAACGGCGCTATCTGGCTTCCTAATCCTGCCGCCGTCTGCCCGGCAAATCCCGTGTACGGTGTGACTTGACCGGGGAGACTTGCTGCGGTCTGGCCCGCAAATCCTGTGTACGGCGCAACCGAGCCCGGTACCGTTTGAGCGTACCCCGCAGCCATCCCGGTGAGCGGGCTTACCGCTCCCGGTATGTTCTGTGAGGCGCTTGCGGCAAGCCCCGCATAAGGGGCAACTGTCTGTGCGATAGGCTGCGCGGCCCCGGCCGCATATTGCTCAGCGTTCCCGATCGAGGAAATGCCGGCTTGTGGCAAGCCGGAGGTGTCGTATTGCGGCAGGCTTGGCCATAAAGGCTGCGTCGCTTGGGTAAACGCCTGCCCGGCCGTATTCAGATATGGAACAAACTGCCCTTGGACATTCTGGGTAGTCTGAAACGCCTGCATCTGGTCCGGGGTGAACCCCGCAACCAGTTGTCCCGGATAGGTGCCAGGAAACGGCTGCCCCGCAACCCCCTGAGCTTGCCCGATTAAGTTTGTGTAGGCATTTAGAAAAGCAGGCGGCGGCGAGCTTTGCTGGACAATCGTATTGGTTGAACTTGGGGTCGGAGCACTACCTTTGGACATAGGCCGCGTACCATTTCACACCTTACGTGCTGTGAAATGTAGCGGGAATAAACAACTATGTCACGCGATCAAAGCCCGCTGACAAAGATAGAACCGACGCGGCGGCCCCATCGCCCCCAAAACCGATCCTGTACCCCGAGACGCCTGGGGTCTTCTTGCACGTAGGAGCTTTCGAGCACGACCGGATAATCTACTTCTTCCTGAAAATGCTCACGAATCTCTTCGCCAAATTTCATCAGAGCGTCAGCATATCGGGTACCCTTACGGTACTCTTCGCGGACATATAATTGCCGCATGACGATAAATGCGCAGCGCGACCATTCCCACTCCTCCAGCGATAATCTAATCATCCCAGCGATGTAATTGTCGCGATCAGGTGCATCAACTAGGCCGATGATGATCCCCCGTTGCTTAGTAGCTCCCTCGATCATCGCCACGACTTTCCCGAAGTCGTAGGGGAATAATCGTTGAATTCCATGACGATGCAGATCGATTAAGATGTCGAACAGCGCGCGTTCGTCGGCAGGGATCGCATGCCGCACGACAATTTTTTGCGTTGCCATAAATTTCCCTCTTGTATATGCCTCGTTTGGGGGCTATCTTATCCCTTCTGGCCCGCCAGGGCAACAGCGGGAGGTGTACCACTCCCCGCCCATAACGGGAGAACGCGCGGGTTTTCCGACATCCGGCTCGCCGGGTCATCAGCGAGAGTGTAGCAGACGCACCTATAATACCTGACTCGCCAGGGCATCAGCGAGAGGGAGAAGTGGAATGCTACGACGATATCTCTTCAAACTATACCCAACAGCGCCTCAGGCGGCAGCACTGCACGAACAGCGCCTTATGATGGCGGATCTGTGGAATGCCCTAAAACAGCGCTGCGAGGATGTTTATCGGCGAGAACGGCGATCCCTGTCGTTCTTTGATCTGACCAACGAGATCACGGAGCTGCGGCACCAATGCCCGGAATGGGAGGCCATCCCAGCGATAACGGCCCATCGCGTCGCCAAGCACCTAGTTGACTCCTATAAGGCATTCTACCGCCGTCTTAAAGCTGGCGAATCGCCGGGATATCCTCGCTGGCAGAGTCGAGCGCGGGCAATGTCTATCCCGCTCGGCACGATGGCGAAGACCGGATGGACCCTAAAACAGCGCACCGACAACCCGCTGTCGTGGGCACTACATTACGGGGGCATCTCGATCGTGCGCGACCCTAAAACTTGGATACACGCCCGAGGCGCGATATCTCCCATCGTGAGAGATTGGCGTAACGCCGATATCCTGTGGCGCGACAATCGCTGGTGGCTGTCCATATGCGTCGAGGCAGAACCGAGGCGAATGCCCGGCCGACGGGAAATCCATGTAACTCTTGATCTCGTCGATACCTTCGCAACGGTCAATGGTATTGATGTCGATCTGCCGGAATTGGATGCTGCGGGGCGGCTCCAAGATATCGCCGACACCAAACAGGCCGACCGCGATCTCAGGTGGCCTCGCGGTAAACGCCGTAATGACGAAGAACAACAGGATTTCGTCGAGGTGTCTCAGGAGATCTCCAGGCTACGCGCTAGAGCCGCTCGCAAGCGCGCCAACGCATTGCATGTGTGGACGGCAAGGTTGGTCGAATCGGCGTCTGGTATCACCATCGTTGCCCCTGCGGTAAGAGCTAACACCCAATCTCCGCGGGGCACCGAAAAATCTTGGGGCGCCCAAATCGAAACAGCATCTACCATCAACCGCAACACCCTTAATCAGGCCCCGGCGACTGCTGTGCAGCTGATTGTCTATAAAGCAGAAGAGGCAGGGATCCGGTGCGATATCGTAGAGGATCGCGCACCGGTTATCGGTGTCGTTCGGGATCTTGTCTCGGCCGGCAAGGAACTGCGCCGGGCTCGGCGCATCAACAGAAAGGCAGCATGACATGACATATGAGGTAAAGACCCCGCTTTTGCTCGAATCGATCGAGGCGGCAAGGATGGTGATTCGCGGTGCACAAGACGGCTCTATCGCATCTACCGATCGCCGCGATATTCTAGGTGGGGCTAGGGCATTGCAAAGCGCTGTCGCGCACGACATAAGGGCACGATTGGCTGACCCGCGCATTCGTGCTCAGGAGGCGAAATTGATCGAGGCAGAGAAGCAAAAGCAACTTTCTGCCTGAGCAACTGCGAGCGCTGTCGTGGTGTCCTAAACCCCGGCAGCGCTCGCACAAGGGACTCCAATGGCTTACGAGGCGATGACGCGCGCACAACCCAGTGCCATGATGGCGTGGAAGTCCGCTTGGTTTCCGTCAATCGCGGCTTCAACATCCGGCTCGCCGGATCATCAGCGAGAGTAGGTGCTGGTGTGCATTCCCTTGGGTCGCGGGGGAAGCTTCAACATCCGGCTCGCCGGGTCATCAGCGAGGGGGCCTCGACGTAATCACCGCGCTTCAACACCCGGCTCGCCGGGGCATCAGCGAGAGCCCCTCATAGTCACCTCGCTTCAACACCCGGCTCGCCGGGTCATCAGCGAGAGTTGTGCGCGAGCGTTCGGACCACTCGGCCGAAGGCAGCTTCAACATCCGGCTCGCCGGGAAGTCAGCGAGAGTAGGTCTGCCGATGCATTCTTCGCGGCTTATTCGGAAGCGTTTCAACACCCGGCTCGCCGGGTCATCAGCGAGAGAGGTGGGATTACCGGGGCGTCAACGACAGCGAACGCGCTTCAACACCCGGCTCGCCGGGTCATCAGCGAGAGCGACCGCTGTACAGCAATGCGACGCGACGACCGCAGGGGCTTCAACACCCGGCTCGCCGGGTCATCAGCGAGAGGGCCTCGACGTAATCACCGCGCTTCAACATCCGGCTCGCCGGATCATCAGCGAGAGCGACGGCTGGAGATGTTTGCATAGATGCGCTTCAACATCCGGCTCGCCGGGTCATCAGCGAGAGAGCTTAGCCACCGCTGCCTCGATCAGCTCGCTGGCAAGGCTTCAACATCCGGCTCGCCGGATCATCAGCGAGAGAGCTGTTCAAGAGCAGCAAGCGCCTGCTCCTTCGTTGCGCTTCAACATCCGGCTCGCCGGGTCATCAGCGAGAGGGGCATATCGAGGCGGGTTGCCAAAGTAGGCAAGAAGGCTTCAACACCCGGCTCGCCGGGTCATCAGCGAGAGCAGCTTACGCGCGGCGAGATCCTGGTTTCTGATCCCGCTTCAACATCCGGCTCGCCGGATCATCAGCGAGAGAGCCGCCAGTCCCGGGTCAACGATTTATGTCGTTGTGCTTCAACATCCGGCTCGCCGGATCATCAGCGAGAGGTCGCAGCCGCTACGGCGCCAGTCCCGATAGCTGCAGCTTCAACACCCGGCTCGCCGGGTCATCAGCGAGAGCTAGGCTAACCACCGGCCCGCCGGAAACATCAGCGGGAGGGATGCAAAAGGGATCACTAACTCTTGGGTGGTGGCGCCTTTTTGAGATGATCTAATGAATGCTGACGCACCCTCATGATCATATCATTTAGGCGCTGATGCCCCTTACTAAGATCGCCCTCGCCAATTGTTCGCACGCCCGCATGAAGCTGCGGAGTTCCGTGCTCGTCCACCGCAACCCAGTCTTCCCGAGGCACAATATATTCGCCACCGGCTGCCAAAATCGAAGTTTTGTCCTTGCCCGGCCCGCCGGGAGCATCAGCGGGAGCGTCCAAAGCTTGGCCGCCTTCCGCATACCCAGACATACGCGCGGGTGATGGCGGTCGCGGCGGTCCAGGACCGCGAATATGTTGTGGTAGTGCAGTACCATATGGGCCAATCCTGAGAGCTTCGTTTAGGATGCGCGCCCCCGCTAGAGTGTTCCCCTGCCCGAGACCGGACATTTCTGCAGCCGGTATCACATGGCTTTCGGCTGCCACGCTGAGTGGGAGTTGATCGGTCCGGCCGGCACCCGATGACGGTATAAGCCCGCCGTGCCCCGGTTGATCGTACATCATCCGAGCTTCGGCGCGGGTCCAGTATGGGTCAGCCATGGACATCGACACGCCCATGCCGCCGCCCATCTGTGCACGCGGACGAGCGCCTAGACCAGACCCGTTGTCATTTGCCGGCAAAAACCCGAGGCCGCCCCCATTCGCAACCCGCGCAGGAAGCTTGCCACCCGGATCAGCAGCGGCGAATTCTCGCGCCGCCCGTCCTTCTTCGGTATTCTGATCCTTGTTCGCCCACGCCCAGCGGCGCTGAGCTTCAGATACAGGCGGCAGGGTTAGGCACTCCAGTTATCGGTTGGAGGGACATTTTCGGTAACCGGGTTTGTCCTTCCTTTCTGCTCTTCCGCGACCCGCGCCTTCTCTTGGCGATCAAACCGATCTGCGGCTTCGGCAAGATTCAGCTCGCGGTCACTCACAATCTCCCACTGTTCGTTTTTCAGAAAATCGTCCACGATCCGCCGAGCAGGGACGATATCGTTCTTTTTGTAGAGGTGCCCCTTGGCCATCGGGATCGAATCGATCCGCGCGACCACCGCATCGTCGGAAGAAACCCGCTCGACGACCGCCCGGATCATTTCTCCCGGAAGGTTGATCGTGATGATGTCCCCCTCACTCGGCACCCACTCCCGCCGCTTCGCGGAATGAGGTACCAACGTACGGAGAAAAGGGTTTTCGCTCATTTTCCCGATCCTTCAGCGCTTGTCGTATCCTGAATATACCCGACATGTTTGACGACTTATTCACAGGCAACGCGACCACCGCGTCAAGCAAATCGGATATTGATGGCGCAATCCCCGTCCCAGGTTCTCGTAAGAACGCAAGGAGCTTACGAGTTTGCCGAAGTTCCCACTCAGCCTCATCCTCCCAGGCCGGATACACCTGCTCTCTGAATATCGTGTTGGCAATCCGCGCTACATGGGAACCGTTAGCGCTGTCTTCCCCGTGCTCAAGCATCGCTAGATAGACGCTAGCTCGCCATGCCCTGCCGTTCATAATCTCTCCTCTCCGGATTCATGGCGGCGCGATCGAGGTTCGCGTCCCACCAGAACCCACAATGTAAGTATGGTTATCGACGTTGCTCACGTAGATGATCGCCCCGGATGCTGGAGCAGCCGGCGGCGTCACGGGAGACAACGCGATCTGCGTGGTAGCACGCACCCCGATCAACTGAAGAATCGCTGTCGTCAAGGTGTTGAGCGCTTGCGGAATCTGCGCAAAGACGCTCAAAAATTGCCCGGATGGCGGCCCACCGATCGGTGTATCAGGAGGTCGATAGCCGCCGCTCTGCATCACCAACGCCCGTCAGGTTGTGTGAGCAACCGCGGCGATCCCCATCTCGACCAGCTATCAATCGCGTTCCAATCGATGCGGACCGCCCATTCCCGGCCCCGTGGGCGCACCATGATCCCCGGCTCTGTGGGATGAGGTGTCGCGAGCGTCACATACTCGGTCGTTGGGGTAATCGTGAATGGTCCGCATGCTGTAGGTGGATCGCTAGGAAACCGACGAAAGAACAACGTGACGTCCATCTGTGGGCCAGCACCGCCAGGACCACTCCCTTCCCATATGAAATCGGGGATCCATCTCTCGCAGAACATCATCTGCGAACCGTCCTCGATATCCTGAAATGCCGATTCAGCAAAGCACACCAGCGGCTGACCATCGTTATCGAGTGTCGTATCTACCTCTACCAACACGCCATTTGTTCCGACCGTTACGGGCTGTCCAGGATGATTCTGATCGGTCCATGCCGTTAGATCGATCCTACCCGTATCCCATATCTTATCGATCAAATGGTATTTGATAAATGAGTCGATTTCACCCGTTCCCCCTGACTGAGATGGAAAAAAGAAATACACCTCGTTATAATGATAATCTAGCGCTGCAAAGCACTTGTCCTGGTTAGCCTTATCCAGATCGAGGAAAAAATAGTCCCATACCGGACACGGGAGTTGCGTCGCTCCAGAACTATCCAGCTGAAAAGGCCCATGATCACTCATCCAAAACGCGATGTTTCCTGCGGCTACCACAGCTTTTTGAGCGATCAACCCGCAGTTAGAGCTTAGCTGGAAGAATCCAAAGACGAGCGGCTGACCTTCATACTGCACCGACCACACATCAAGGTCGGTCCACAAGAAAGCCCCGAGAGGCGTTTGCAAACCCCCCACAATCCGGCTACCGCGGGAGAGACGGAAACTACCTGCAAAATTCGTTGTTGTCGGATCCCATACAGTAAAATCACTCTGATCACACCATCTTACCAAAAGAGGATCTTGCGAGCCGGCATTTGGTGATGAGCCGAAGCACATGAAGATCTGCTGGGGCATCGTCATGAAGCCGCCCTGATTATGGGGCGGCGCGTTTACCACAGCGGCGGCATGTGTCGTGAGTGTCGGCGGGATCCATGAGTAGACCGTCCCCCCGCTCGGGACGGCAAGAAGATCCTGCCCGAAGTTATCAAGAGACCAGATACGTAGGGAAAAAAGCGGCAACGGCGGACTTGAGGCGAGCCCCGGCGCTAACCCCACAGGTGTGATGTCATAGATAACCCCGGACTGCCAGAGCTGAAGGTTGCTGTTGGTCCCGATCGCGAATCGGGCTACCGAGTTAAGATCCAACCACCAATGTAGCGCCCGACACACCCCCATGACTGGCGTGAGACCGGCGATCCGCTGACGTCCACGGAGCTTCTCGACCCGCCCTTCTCGGAACCGTACCTTATCGGCGGATGACCAACCTCCACGATTCGCGGCGGGCGTTAGCTCGACATCAAGCCCCCCGCGCAATTCAAGCCGCAATTCCAATTGCTATTATCTCCTATTCTGCCTAAAATGCACAATCAGCGAAGCGGCTCCGCACAGGCAATGCGAAGCCGCTTCTAACCAAAGCCTGGCGTAGGAGGACATGGCTATGGCTAAGCGTATGATAGGCCCTTTGGTGTGGTCGATCTATCGCATTACCAACACCAAAAACGGCAAGAGTTATGTAGGGGTTACAAGCTATTTTGTTGAGTTCCGTTGGCAAGCGCACGTTCGGGACTCTGATAAGGCGCCCAAACGCGGAATTAAAGACCGCTTTCTTTGGATGGCCATTCGCAAGCATGGCCGAGATGCTTTTACGGTCGAAACCCTTTCCGTGGTAAACACTAGGAAAGAGGCCATGAAGGAAGAGATGCAATTTATTGCGAAATTTAATAGCCGCGCCCCAGGTGGATATAACATGACCATAGGCGGCGAAGGGGTATTGCCAAGGCCGCCAATCACAGAAGAGACAAGAGAACGCCTGCGTATTTCGCACACAGGGAAGAAAGATTCCGAAGAAACCCGGAGAAAAAAGGCACTCGCGGGGAGGCGTCCACATACCGAAAATGAACTTCGTAATTTGGTTGCCGGCAGGAAAACGTCGCTCAGTCCAGCACATCGACAGAAAATTGGAGATGCGCAACGCGGTCAGAAACGGGGACCGCACAGCGAGCAAACACGTAAAAAGATCCACGAGGCCGCGATTCGCGATGGCCGCCGGCCGCCTTCTCGGGTCGGCTTTATTCATTCGCCTGAAAGTCGCCTGAAGATCGGATTGGCTGGACAGGGCCGCGTTGCAAGCGCTGAGACGAGGCGAAAACGCTCTCTTGCCGTTAGCAAAGCGCGAGGAGGAGATCCCGGCACTCACCTTCCTGGGACCAGCTGGAGCAAAGGGCGCCAGAAATGGTCTGCCGAGATCATGGTCAACAGAAAACGGAAGCATATCGGCTACTTCGCTACCGCCGAAGAGGCTCATGCCGCCTACCTCGCCCATATCACCCTGTCTGAGCACCTTGCTGAGGCTGAGGTGTCGGTATCGGAGCAAACCGCGGGAGAGCCCCGATCACCGGGAATGACGGCACCCATCCCGGTCCCCATGAGTGTTGACGCTGTACCCTCTTAACCGCCGATTGCTTCTGGATGTTGTACTGCATCTCCCACGAGATAGCCTGCGGAGCATTGTCTGATTGCGCGCCAAAGTTTTTGAGTAGCACGCCCGTCGCAATCGCCATCGAGGCCGCGAAAAAGAGACTCGGGTAGTACAGGCTGAGGAATGTGGTCGGGTTTGCCACAGAGATCGGCGTAGGCTCGAACGTCCCGCGAATCTCGACCACATACTGACTGTCTACCGTCGGCGCGATATAGATTTTCCCCATCGGAGCGTTGTTCGCGTCGAGCACGACGCTTTGCGCCGGGATCGCGAAATAGGTCTGATATGGCTGCGGCGCCCGGACTTTGCTCACACTCGGCCACACCGAATCGACAAACGCTTGAGTCGTTCTAAGAAGCGGAACACGTTTCGAGCCGCGCGCATCTGGCTGCGCGTCGGTAGGCGTGATCAACGACACTTCTTCGATGATCACAAACATCAGGGGAATGTTGACATACCTCTGTCCTGGAAACGTGAACGTCGTGGCATCTACCGTGTGTGTACCAAGGAAATCAAGATCGCTATCCTGGTAGATACGATCCTCGGCAAAGCTAATGATTTGGGGCAGTGTCGCATCGAGCAATGCCAACCCACTAGCGTCTGCCATGACAAGTTCGGTAGCCAACAGCGCGCGATAGGCCGGATAGTCCATTGTTACTGATAGAGTCCAAAGCTGGCACCATCCGCCGTCCCGGCAACATTGCCCGGTAGGAAGTTAGCGCCCCCGCCGCCTGTCTGGATCTGGGCTTGGCTATCCACAAGGAATCGAGTCCCTGTCGCTCCAGATCCGGTAAAGATATCATTTGCCGCATCGATCAACCCAATTTTGTGCGCCGCAGCAAAGGTAAGAAAAGCAGGCGTCCCGACAAGGTTTATCGTCACGGGAACAGGTGCTTGGAATCCATCGACATTCCAACCAAACACCGCACCATAACGATCGGCTTGCCAATGTCTTTGTGCCGACCCAGAGATTACATAATCACCGATAGCGCGGAATGTACCGAATTCAGATGTTCTGACGTGATCTAAAGCCGCCGCGCCAAAATCAACGCCATTCACGACAATCTCTCCAAAATCGTGCGCCCATATGCAGTCGCCGGAAGTCGATGTAATTTTTACTCCTTGCAACTGGTATCGCGCTCCAAATCTAGCGACAAAACATGTCCCGGCACAAGAAATGACATAATTATCAGGATTATTAACATCGCCTTGTATTGTGAGACCAGCAGCGCCTAACTGGCCAGCCAAGGCTCCAGATATATTGACGCCGGCCCCGAAAACAGCTGGTGTAGTTCCAACAAGCTGTATCAGCATTTGGCTGCCATTCAAATCATAGCTATTATAAGCTTGATTTACAGCATTCTGAATTGAGCCGCATGGGGCCGTTTGCACCGTACAATTATTGTTAGCATCAATGCCGCTAGGTGACACGTAAAGAATTTGTGTGGTCGCGAGCTTTACCTTTTGCGAGGCCGCGACAAAAGCAGTTGTGGCGATTTGATCTGTGCTCGTTCCTAGAGGTGCCGTTGGGGCCGTCGGGATGCCGGTGAAATGCGGCGAATTTATCGGAGCTAATTGCCCCGAAGGAACAACTGCTGTCCATGTCCCGCCCTGGTATACCTTCAGCGTAGCCGGCGTTGTGGTCGTGTCCCAGCAAAGCTGGTTCGAGAATGGACCGATGATCGTCGCACAATTCGTCTGTAGGATTGCCCCGAGTTGCGTGATGCTCGTGCGATAGTCAATCCCGCCTTGGGTCATCCATAGATTTTCGCCGGGCGGCACCGTTGCCGGGTCAGGATATGGGAACGCCGGGACCGGGAAGAGATTGTCGATCGACGATTGCGCGTGTGCCGGGCTTGAGGAAAGCAAAGCCAGCAATGCCAAAGCGCGCCAGAAAGCCGTCATGTCAACGCCTTTGCGGATCAATCACGCTGCGGAAATGCCGCAGCACTCGGCAGATGGTCTCTGCATCATGGTGACTTCCTGGATGTATTTCTAAAGACGGCCTGATATCGATCATAACATATCGCTTATCCAACAGTACCTGCATGCTCAATGTCCACCTGTCGGCAAAGGCATGGCCCTTATCCCAAGATAAGCACAGCGCACTCCCGTCGTCGCCCTCTCGCCAGATTATCCCGGACTGAGTCGGATAGACGGATTGATTATATGGCACCGGCCAGCCTTCGTCCTGAAGCTTGCCGACAATTCGATTGAATAGCTCTTTAATCTCGTCCTGCGTCATGTCAACGCCTCGTCACCGAGCACCTCCAGCTGCGTCCCCGGAGACGGCGGTGCCGTCAACCCCGTCCCTGCCATTTCTTGTTCCAAGTGCACCGCAGTTGGGCGCGGCTTTGGTGGGATCGAGTCTGGCCCAATAATCACCGGCCGAAGATTTTCTTGGGGCAAGTCCTCGCAACGATGGTCTACTAAAATCTGCTGGTTCACAAGCGCATTCCCTCGCCATTCATACTGAAAGCGAAATTCATCATAGTAATATTTGAACCCACACCTTTCGCAATATCCTACATATTGCGGGCGGAATGGGTTTGTTGGACAGCGAAGATCATGAGGCCACATATTTATAGCTCCTTCCCAATCGTATTAATCTTATGGATCTAGGCGTTACATTATATGCCCTTGCGATCCCACGATCAGAGTCGCCCTTAATCAACAACGCCTTAATCTCCGCAACTTGCGTAAGAGAAAGCACGTGGGGACGACTACCCTTGAAACCGCCGTTACGAGCGCGGTCCGCCATATTTTGCTTTTGTGTACCGTAGTATAGGTTATCCAGCCGACAGTTTCCATGATCATCATCCTTATGAAGGACATTCATTCCTTCAGGGCGCGGCCCTAGAAATGCTCTAGCAACAACAACATGGACGGCGAGCGGCGTCTTTCCCCTGCCAGGAGTGAACCACAGCGTGCCACTGCCGTTCTTGGAACGGGCTAGGATCTTGCCACGCAAATGAATTGTGCTGCCAGAATTTAGAGATGCACTGAACGGCGCTTGGAATGAATAATCAAGGCTTCTTATGCGTCCTAACGATGATACCTGATAGCGCTCTTCATAACCATCGACTGGACGCCATTCCTCGCCGGCAAGTGACGATTGGGCAGGTCGTTTAGGGATTTCTGGTGGGCGTCTACGGCCAGGACTTTCGCCATTTTGTCGTATATTGTATTCAGGCCGTAACAACCGTATAAGCCGCTTCTCTCCTTCAAGAGTCTCTTCCCACGTGTCAAACTCGGCCAGAGTCTCATATCGAAACAGGCTAAGGCCAAACCGTCGAAGGGCTAGATGGAATCGATCAGTTCTTTGCCCTGTCTTAGCTTTATAAACATGACTTCCTTTGCGCGAAGATAACCGTTGAACCGTATGGCCGATATATCGATCCCCTGTAACAACATTAGTTACTTGATATACAATAGGCATTTGGCACACCCCCATCTTGGAATGGGCCATTATAGCCTGAGGCGTGCGTACGTCTAGCATGATCTGCTAAATGAGTTTGCGAGACAGCCTAACATATTGATATTCAACGATAATAAGATTGAAGCTGCGGCACAATGTAACTGCTGACCATCTCTCGGTCAGCATTCGCGGCGCGCTCCCATGCGATCTCGGCAAGCTGTGTCTTTTCCTGGAACAGCTCCGGGCGGAATTTTTCGGCTAAGGCGGCAGTCAACATAGCGTTCCATGCGCCGAAAAACCGGCGCGGCATGTCGATCAACGCATCCGGTTCGATATCTTCCATGTACCGCATACGATAAGCGATAAAGCCCCAGAGGCTCCCATCCTGCGGCGTCGACCACAGAAAGATCCGGCGCTTGCCGGATCGGTCGAACCAGAACACTGAGGGCGTGCCCTCGACGTTCTTATTAGGAAAGGCTGCGTAATCATTGCGGCTGACCGGCCACATGATGATGTCATTCATCAGTACGCCCGGCGCTTGGCTCGTCACCAAGAGTTGGCCCCCATTCTCGAATACGGTTTGCGTTGACGTAGCCACCGGGTTTGGTCCGGCCCCCTCGGCGAGCACTTGCCCACCGCCAAGGCCGGAGGTCGGTACCCCAAGCAACCATAGCCCTGGTGTTAGCGGAGCTTGAGGGATCGTCGCTATGTTGAAGCTATAAGGAGTCAACACCTCATTGACAGTATAAATGCCTGTCAACGTGATGCCCCCGACCACCGCAGGCACTGTGATCGGGAACATGTCGCCAACCACATAGCCGTGGAACGGCATGATCACAGTAATGAAATCAAGCCCCGCGTGAGACACGAACAGCGCGGTGCCACCGGTACCATTATGCGAGACAACCGCTGGGCTTGGAGCGAGAAACCGCAGCGTATCGCTATCCAGCACATCCGCTACGATCGCGAAGTTCGTCAGCGACATCGCACCGGCCGTGACCGGCATAAAGAAGAAGATCGGATCGCCTGGAGCCCGCCCATGCGCCGGCCAATTCATCGTCACGAATTGATCGCCGGCTGTCGTCGAGAATACGCCGCTGCCGGGCCCGATGAGCATCGGTTCTCCAAGCGCCGAGAGTATCGGCTCACCGTCTGCGTTCGTCATGACTTGCGGCGCGAAGCCGAGCGTCTGGTAATCTTCGTCGGGAGTGTATTGCCGCCGGTAGCAATCCAGCAGCGTAATCACGTTATCGGGGAGAAGATATGACGCCTCTCCAGGGATGAGCGGAACGTTCAGCGTCTCATCTCCGACCAACCATAAATTCACGCCGCGATTGGCGGCGAGGTCGGTTGCCAGGATGTTCGCGGAGCGCCGGGCGGAGATGATGTAGCGAGGATCGTCTAGGGCGGTCGGGCCCACTCCTATTCTCTCAAAACACTCGACCACCCAGTCGGCGAAATCAGGCCGGAAGTTAAAGGTTCCGGAAGTGGTTCCTCGGATCGCTGACATCGGGCATCAGTGCATCTTCTTCAGCGTCTGCGCGAGATTAGCTCGGCGCCGAAGCGTAGGATTGTCTGAGTGAGTAGCCTTCTCGATCTTTGAAGCGGGGATTTTTTGTCCTTCTGGTATCCCAAGCTCACGATGCAAGGCTCCGGGATGTTTTATGGCTCCCTTTATCCAGTGACTTGAGCCACCATCAGCGTAATCATCCCGCGGCACCTTATCCTCTGGGACATACCGGCCGCTCGATCGATCCTGCCTATCCTCATCCTCTACGCCCCACGGGCGAGTGACGCGTTCAGGATATTTGCCGCCGGCTTTACCGCCTACCTGCTGGCGCGTTCGGCCGCCGTCCCTGAACCCTCTGGGTGTTGTTCCGGCACCGAGGGCCGCAGGGACAGCCGCGCCAACCGGCCGCGGCATGACACGGGTCGGCATTACCGAGCCAGGATCCGCTGCCGGCATCCCCGAAGCTACTCCGCCCATGCCGGGACGCAGGGGGGCGGAACGACTACGCTGATCCATGCGACGCATCGAAGTGCCACCTTTGGCACTTCCGCCATCTTTGCGTTTGATCTTAATTTTGTGACCCTTACCCGAATCCTCAGCGATCTCTCGTAGGGTCTCGACTTCGAAGTGGGTTTTTTTCGCCATGCCGCGATCCTCTAACGATCGTGGGCGCGCCCGCCTCGCTTCATTGCTCCCCCTGGGCGGGCCTGCAAGAGCGCGGCTTGCTGTGGCGTAATGCCTCCGGGCATTCCTCCCATAACTGCTGGATGTACCGGCATCCGTGGGACGCCTGCGGGGCCCCCGACCATTCCAGGCGCTACACCTGGTGCCACTGGAGGGCGCCCGGCTATGCCACCAAGTGGCGCGGGTGGAGGCGCCGGCATCTGCGGCGGCATTACCGGCGGACGGCCTGCTATCCCACCAGGCGGTGCGGGAGCAGGTCCGCCCATTTGTCGGCGTGGGCGCTGGTCCAAACGGCCACCAGCAGCAAACCCCCGCGCTTTGCCGCCCGCTTTACGCTTCGGTCGGTTCGGCATATCGTCTTCATCGGGCTCGTGATGCTTTGCCATGCGCCCTCCTTCGATACTTGACAACCCCGGCTGTAAGAGATGCGGGATCGAGGATCGCCCTACGGGCATTTAAGCAGGCTTGGAATTTTCGTACCCGCGACCCGGGCGATCATCCTGAGGTGCGCTCAAGACAGATCCTGAACTATACGGAGTCCGCGTTGATCCGCCGTTTGCACGCCGAGCATGTTGATCGAGCCGGCCGCCGGCAGCAAATCCCTCGGCGGTGCCGCCAGCCTTGCGCTTCATACGGCCACCCTTGTTAAAGCTGGGCGTTTCGTTCTTTGCTTCGTCCATCGTCGGCGAGCCCGCAGCGTTATAAACGTTGGCTTCCTTCTTTTTGTCGCTGGCCCCTTTATCGCTCATCGAGCTGTTGCCACCGCGTGCCAACTTCACCGTGCCACCCTTGGCATCGTGTTCGCGCTCGTCTTCATCGTGGTCGGCCTTGCCGCCACGAGCTCGCTTGCCATGCGGCTCACCCGCTGGATCGCCGAGATCGTGAACCGAAAATCCCGCCATGACCGATCATCCCTTCGTTGCAACGAAACTACAGATACGCAGCTGTGAAATTGTATGGGGTTCTCGGCGTTCGCGCAAGCAAAAGAAAAGACGGCTTCCCGGAGAGGAAGCCGCCCAAGTGAGGGAGGAACTTTGAGTTAGCCTGGGCCGGGGGTAGTGGGTACCGGTTGCGGCTGATCGAACGGTGCGGTTTGATCGACAGCCAGCTGCGTCGGGGTCTGGTTCTCTACGACATCGAAAGTTTCAGTAAACGACTGAAGCCCCGCCGAATCCGATAATGTGAATGACGGCCCGTTCGCTCCGGTCGCCGACTGTACGAGCGCATTGATTTGAACGGCCGGGTTGCCGGAATGTGAGGCGCTGCCCGCCAGGAACGTCGCCGCCATAATAGTCGGATTGTTCGCGGCAACGGTAAAGGTATCGTTTGCTGGGGCCGGCACCTTGTTCCCTGCCGCATCCTCGACAAGGATATCCATCTGCCGAACGACATTGTTGGGTAACTGAGTGTTTGCCATTTTGCCTCCGATGAAATCCGTCGGACGGCCGACGGTAATCCTGATTGGTTTGAAGTTAGAAAACGGGCCGCCGCCGCTTTCTATCGCGGTAAGGATCTGTTGAAGAAGACCAACCATCTCATTCTGCTGGGATGCGGTTCCCATCGCTGCGATGATGGCCTGTAAGAGTTGAGCCCCGTTACTGATTTCCGTGGATTCCGACGTCACCTGTTGCTGTAACGCCACTACCTGTTGCAGAACATTGTTCAGGAGCGCCGTTTGCGCCTGCACGAACCCTTGAAATTGCGGGATGGTTTGCGCGGTCATCGTTACCGCAGCGAGGATCTCATCCGCGCGCTCTAAGACATCGAAGATTGTCGTGGGTTGGCTTGCCATAGTTAATCGTACGTGAACGTTTATATAAAGTTCCAGGAAAATTTTTGTGACAGCGCCGCGAGACCCATCAGGTGCCCGTTTTTACGCCATCTCTAAAAAGGGTATCGATAATATCGGGTCCGAAGGATCGGTGACTACTTCCATCTTGATCCGGCGAGCAAAACTGGTGCCCACCACACACAACAATCGACCCTGCGGCTCCTGCACAACATGCACCCCAACCCGCGCAAGAGGAACCCCAAACCCTCCGATAACGGCGGAATTAGCGGCTGATACCGAAGGTTCCGAGGCAATTCGAATTTTGATCACCCGCGTTATTGTCTCGCCCAACGCTAAGAGATTCGAGAAATCAAACTCCAGACCAAAGGGAGGGGTAGGAGTCACCTCGTCATGGATAATTTCCGCTATGCTCGCGTTAGGACCGGCGATCGATCCTTGGCGATAACCAATGACAAGTATAACCTCAAAGATATTATCAAGGAGAAGAGGGCCAGGAATATCCTCAAGGAGAAGAGGGCCGCCCCCATCCTCAAGCAGCAGCGGAATTGTTAACATGCATTTGGCCCTCTAGCATCCCGCTCCAAGTATCGCTAGCGTACACACTCGCGGATCAAACGCCGCAGTAATAAATGTCCACTTCCCTGTTGCGTTGTTTAGCGTCAACGTACTCGTATACGTATTAGGAGTAACGCCAATTTGATATTCGGTCGGCGATACCATTGTGCCACTACTAGGAGAGTTGACGTACCCCACCGGGGGCACTTGTATGAGTGTCTGGCCATTCGCGGTAATGCTATTGCTAACATTAGCCGCGCTCGCCATAATCAGTGCGTTACCTCGCGTAGTAGCGCCATTGGTCGAGATGCTGGCGGTCGATGCGGTCCCATTCGTACCGTTCCCGACCTCCGGGGCGAAGTTCGGCGACGCGCCCAACCATTCGCTGACGATCAGTCGCGGCAAGCTAATACTTGAGGCAAAGTTCACCGTAATGGTATCCGAGCCGGTCGCCACGTTGCTGATACAGTAGTAATAGGCCGCTCCTATGCCGTTGGCGCCCGTATAGGCGGCACCCGTGACTGCGTTACATGAATTGCCTAAACCATCGGATACGCTCGATACCGCGATCCCGGTGCCGGCAGCGCATAGTCCGGTACGGCAATATCCTATATCAACGATGTAGAGATCGTTCAAATAATGAATGGTAGTTGTGATCGCCGCGCTAGTACCTGCCGATGGAGTTGCTATAACCGGCGGGCCAGCGAGCGCCAAGCCGCCGGTATTCTTCGGATAGTAGACAATTACGATATCGGCGTCGCCGCCAGCACCGCCTGTGCTGCCGGCCGAGCCGTCTGCTGCACCCGATCCGCCGCCGCCATACTGGCCGCCCGTCGTGCCGTTTGCGGTGCCGGACGCCGCGCCGCAGCCACCCGAACCCGCGCCGATCGATGAGCCCCACTCGAACCCGGCAACCCCGTTGCTGCCGGCTGAGCATTGATAAGGACCACCGGCTGTGAGGTTTGCCCCGCCGCCGATATTGCTGGTCGCGGTCGTGCCAACGCCGACCACATCGCCGGCTGACCCGCCACCGCCGCCCGAAGCATTTGCGGCCGGGGTCGTGCGCCCGGCGCCTCCGTCAAAGTGTATAGTATTGGTCGAGCCCGTGCCGCCAGCACCGCCCGTGCTGACTGCCGCACTGCCCGGATGACAGGTGAGCGTTACACTGTCACCGGTAAGTGTCGTGTTGCTGGCCGAACTGCCAAGCTGGATCGAAAATGCGGGGTTAGACGTGACAATGAGATTGGGCTCGGCCGCGAATTCTCCACCACCGCCGCCGTGACCGCCGCGTGTACTGCTGGTCCGCGCCGAGCCGGCGCCGCCGTTCCCGTGACAGGCGAAATACCCCCACCCCGGCCAGTCGCTCGGTAATGTCCACGGCGAAGACGAGCTGTGATTGAGATAGACATACGTCTGCGCCGCCGCCGGGCTCGCCCCCAGCAACGTTAGAAAAAAAAGAACGCAAGTGGCTCTACGAGCCGGCATCTGTCTTAGCGAGTTCCGCCGGCGCGTTAGCTTGGGTGGTGACGGCCGTACCGTTCATCAACTGCACGAACGATTGCGCAATTCCCAGCATCGTTCCGTAATCGAAGGGAGTCGCTGCAAAATTCAGGGTCGTTATCACCCGGACATCGATCGGGTGTCCGGTATTTGTCGCACCGTCGGCGGTGCCGAGGGTGCCGTCGCTGTTGAGCGCCGCTGTTGGCAACGCATCAGTAATGTTCCCCATATTAAGCTGATCATAGGTGTTGATCAGCTGATTTGCTGTTCGCAAAATTCCATTAAATTGTTGCATCAGTGATGCTAACGAATTCAGTGTATTGATCGTCTGTTCGTGCGGCGAGCTTGCCATCAGGTTGTCCTCTTGTCTTCCTAGAACTGTGCGTATGTTATGCTGCCATTAACCTGCACAGCCCCGCTGAACACCAAGCATACATCGTCATTTGCATTCGCCGTCTTATACAGGACGCCTATTCCATTGCCAAAGGTGATCCCACCATTCGCTGCGAAGTTCCAGCCTCGCGCAGCTGTGGTGCCGCTTTCGTTGAGCCCTGCCGCCGCGGTGTCGCATTCGTTGGTCGTCTTGGTTCCCTCGATGAGACCCACATTCACGGCGGACGCGACCGGCCCGACGTTGATCGAGCAGATATAGATCTTTTTCGATGACGCCTTGGTGACGATCTTGAGGTTCGAGCTTGATCCATTGGTATCGAAGCCGACAGTCGACGTGTTAGCCACAGTTTGCCCAGCACATCCTTGCTCGACCAAGAGCGAGCCGGTGACGCCACCATTGGCTGCGGTCTGTCCGTTGATTTGCGAGAGATTGCTGCTTTGGTTGGCAGCAAGCGCGCTGTCATTTGAAATCGTCACCCGCGGGATACCGGACCCACCAGCCCCTGTGCCCGTTACCACGTTGTTGCCGCCGAATTGGGAGATATTCGCGACCCATGGACTAGTTGCCTGCGTGACCTCTTGCACATTCAGTAGATTAAGAAGTGTAAAATATGGTGTCAGCGTTGCGCTGCCGGTAATCGCTGTCGATAGTTTGATCTGTATTGCCTGAGCCCCGTGTGTCAGAATCAGAAAAGCCTTATTTGTACTTGCGACCAGAGTATACGGAAGGCTTATCTGGGCCAATGAGGCGGATGTCGGATCGACGACCTGATCGGCGGCCGGCGCTACATAATTCGTGCCATCATAGGAAACCTGGAAAGTGATCGCGCCGCCGCTCACCGTTGTCGTGGTGTCCGTCTGCACCAACACCGCCGAATAGTTCGTGCCAGTATAGATCGTCTGCGTCGAATTGACCGTTGTACCGCTTGTCCAATTCGATCCTGTCGATACGACGGGCGCATATACAACCACCGGACCGATAAAATTTGTGCCTGCCTGAGCGCCGGCACACAACAGGCAACAGAGAAACACGAGAAGTTTTTTCACCGCTTACCCGTGGCCTTGCACAGCGTTGCTGTCGGCTCATTCTTTGTTCCGCGCCAAGCACACACGGCGTCGATTTTGGGAATCATGGATTCCAGCCCGGCAGCATAACTCTTCCAATATTCTGCTTCTTCATTCGCCTTGGTGATGCTCCCGGACAGCGCCTTATTGTGCGCCGCCTCGACTGCGGCCTCGACTTCGGCTGCGGTTCTACGGGTAGCCTCTTCTGTTCGTGCAGCCAGCAACTTTTGGATTGTGCATTGCTGGCGAAAGTCCGTTACGGATTTTGGGTCGGCTTGATATGGAAGCGCACCCCCACACATATCTTGCGCATGCGCCATCGATGCCCACACCACGATGAGGCCGCTAATTATTCGTCCAACCACCATTTGACGAGTACACCTGGATATTCGTGCTAGATTGCGCGTACATGCAGACGGTCGAACCGGCGCCGCTCGACGTGAGCGTTCCCGTACCAGTTGTTCCCGCAATGTTGCCCATTGTAATAATCTGGGTTGCATTCACGGCGATGCTTATGTTGTGTGCCGAAACTTCAGTAAAGCACCAGTTGTCGCCGGCAGCGGTGTTTGCGGCGGTCGGAAGAGTGAAGGTTACGCCAGAGCCCGCTCCAGTGTCATCAAATCGCTTCCAATCATCGGTTGTCGTTGCAACCTGATATGATGTCACCTTACTCACAACAGTCATCTGCGACGAAAGGATATTAGCCCACTGCATTGCAGTTGACCCGCCGCCCTCAGAAATAAGAGCCTGCCCCGCAGAACCTACCGTGGCCGGCAGGTTGAAATTATATGCACTCGTGGCTGACGGATTCTGGATCGTCACCGTAGCGCCGGAACCGCCACCATTCGCAAGCCCCAGCGTGCCGGCCGTTGAGGCATTTACACCGAGGACCGGAACGGCCGAAAAAGCCGGTGTCCCTGCCGATCCGGTATTGTTTCCAAAGACCGTCCCGCCCGTTATTGATGAGCCGAACATTGCCGCCGTGACAGTAGAGCACGTAGTTGCCCCTGTGCCTTGGGCGAGCGCCGTTGCAACTTGATTTGTACAGCTATAGGTCTGCACTGGGCTGACAAAAGTTGTCGCTGCTCGTGCGACAAGTGGAGTCATGACCAACGCAACTACAGCAAGACCCTTGAATACCCGGAGCAGCATCAGTTTATACTCCATCCGCCAGAGAGGGACAGCGATACCCATTGCGCTTGGGTAACCGCATACAGTACGAGGTTGGCGCCGGGATCGGGGCACGACACAAAGCCACCATCCGTTGTTGCTGTTGAACCAAGCGAAATGGTTGTGCCAACCGGTGCTATGATTTTGATGAGTTGAGCGGCTGCGATGACAAACCCGTTAACCTGAGTCGCCGACGGTGTGGCCGGCAACGTGAAATCCACTTCGCTTAGAGCGCCTATGTTGTCGAAATAAGTACCTGCATCGGCAGCAGTTAACGTGTAATTCGCTGTTTTGGTCTGCCTAAGTAAAGCGCCGCCCGATACAAGACCAACCTCTGCTTGAAACGAGGCACCGCCTCGCACCACGTAAATTAAATCGCTGGATGCCAGCGTACCAAGTGGCGGCAACTGAGATAATTTCTCTCCAGACATGCCACGCCATCAACGTGATATTTAAGTTCGTAGCCCGATCGGGATCGCCCGCGCAACGCATAATCCGGTTCCGGAATTAACCGTCAACCGCCATGCATTTACAGGGGAGTCCACGTCACTAAATGTATCGCTGGTAATAGCAGACAGCGTTGTCCACACAAACCAATTAACCTGAGGTGGCACGAATGTCATCCCGGACGTATAAATATTCGGCAGCGCGTATGGGATATCCCGCGTGCATTCTATGCTACAATTCGCTGTGCCCGTAACCGTAACATCAAACCCTATATTAAAAATTGCCTGATAATGTGCCGGTATTTGTGGCTGACTACTGCCAACGCCGTTCGTACCTAACGTAATCGCCGCCGTCCATCCACCACCCAGCGGCAACGCCGACGTCACGGTCAGATAATCGAAATAGCTGTCGTAGGTGCCGGCCGTGGTCGCCGGGACGGTTATCGTTTCTGAGATCGTTGTCCCTTGATCGTTTGTTCCGGTCAGCACTAAGGTTCGCTGAGCAGCTTCCGAACCAGCCGTCAGGCGTACCCTGCGCTGGCTATCGAGTGTCGCGACACCACCGGTTACCGTAGAACCGTTCAAGGTAAGAGGCGTGCCACTCACTGGCGTTTGAGACAGCGCAATATTATTCGCCGAAGCTGCGGTGAGCTGCTTCTCTATGCGCCATGTCGAACCGTAGATTAGGGTCGCCATCAGGCACTCCCGTTTGCATGCCGAGGAGGTCTCGGCATCTGGTCGAGAGCCGTTATCTGCTCAGAACTTCTAGCCGGCATCTCTAGGGCTTTCAGCCGTTCCATCAGATGCCACATTTTGAAATTATTCACCTTAGGATGATTATCTGGGTCAAGCTCTTCTATCTCTTGACGTATCTGAGCTGCCCGCTCCCGGTGAACTGCTTTGGTTACCTCGACAAGTTCGAGGTTTGCCTCCGTTAACTCGGTAACTTTGACAGCTAGCTTCCCGACCGCTTGAATCGTCTGGAACAACATGATTTCAACGCTCGTAGCACACCCGCCCTCAGGGCGTCGCCTGAAGAATTGAAGGCGTATCCCAGCCGACATGAGCCTGAGCGCCATCCCAGCGCGCCGGGCAGAGATATCGATTCACATCGTCATCCCAAAACATCGGCTCGCCGCACTTACACTGAGCAGGCGTGCGTGCCGCAGACACCTCGGCAGGGAGGATCGTCGGGGGAGAGGTGCCCGCCAAAACATGGCGTCGCGATCGGCGCGAAGCAGCACGCACAGAGGAGGCAGCAGCGTTGATCATGGTAAGATCTCCGCCGTAGCCGGATTGTCGATGATCTCTCGGACGATATCGTGAACCGCCTGAGTCGTAGTTCCTTTACCGGTATAGGTTTTTGCCTTGTTATCGCGGCTAATCACGACATCGATCTTTGTCTCGCCGGAGCTTTTTCCGGGTGATTCGGTCACCGAGACATCAGGACGGGGAAGCGTCGTCATGCTGCGAGGATCTCGCGAATCCGAGTCTTTAACCGCTCGATCTCTGGCCCTTCATCCGGAAGAGGAATTGGCGCGAGATCGGGATCAATGACGCGGAGAACGGCCACCATACACTCACGCAAACGGTCCCGTCGCATCGGGCCAATGGTGTCCCATGTGATGGGATCCCCATTTAGGTCGGTTGCTTCGGCGGTCTCTGTCGCCACAAAGGCCCTTCCCATCGCTTCGACAAGATCTGCCATCAGCTTAGAACTGCGTCACGCCCCACATGCCGGCAACCGTGTCCGAGTTCGCTGGTCGGACCGTCTGTTTCACCTGTAGCCTGATCGTGCCATCCGATGGAGTTTGAAGAGCATAGGTGCCGCGAGTCGCCCCGGTCGTGGCCGTCGCCGGATTTGTCGTGACCGCCGCGACAAAGCCCGTGCTCGCGGTGATCAGGGTGTTGCTAACCCACACCAGGACATCACACCACAGATCGGCCCGGAGCGGGAACCCGAACACATCCGCTGTACCTACGGTTAATGTCGTCGCGCTCGTTGTGGTCGGCACGATGGATCCGATCCACTTGAAGCCCTTGAGGCTCGTGTGGGTACCAGACGCGATTTGCTGAGTTACGGGGACACCGTAGATATCGTATCCATGTACCGTGATAACGCTCGCGCCGCCGGTTACCGTAATCGCCCGGTCGGCAGCCGCGAGGTTCCACGCCTGCAGCGCGCCTGAAGTGCCATATCCTTTGTATGTTGGCGCCGCATCAATCTGCAGTGCTCCTGCCGGGATCACATTCAACGTGCCAGGGACCGTGAAGGCCGTCGCCAGGATCGATGTGCCGGTGCCGGCCGTCAAAGTGAGCGGAGTGAGGGCCGTGGTTCCAGTCGTCGTCACGATGTTGTTTACAACGATGGCGGCCGGCGCAAAATCGAGCGTGAAGCTTAGATTTTCGAGATAGCCGAAATCCTGATTCGCGTATCCGCCAGCTACGAGATCCACACCATCTGGCCGCGACCGGATGCGGAAATCGCGCAGCATATTCCCAGCATAAAAGCTATTCGGCCCCGCATCAGGGTTTTCATTGCTGCCTGACACATAAGGCGCCGGGCCCGTAAAGGTCGGTGTCGTGCTGCCGATCGCCGGGTTCACCCCGACCGAAACCATCGGTCCATCGCTGCGTTGTATCGTCATGCGGTACGCTCCTTACCCCTGAACCAGCGCACAATTAACTACCTTGTATGTCGCTCCTGGACACATCAAAGTCCGCGCCGAACCGTTAAACATCAAACTCGCAACAGACTGATTTGCTGCCGGCTGTTGTCGAGCAAAGATCCGCTTTGCCGCTCGTTCCAGCTGTGCTGCAGTCGACGGCACCGCTCCCACCAGCGTTGTTTCCTGATGCACATGCGCTATGGCGCCCGTCTCGGGATCATACAGGACCACCGTCGACACCTGCGCCACCTGTGCCATCGGATCCGGCATCGTGTCTCCTGGCGGCGCGGGTGGCGGACACGCTGGGATTGTCGTGTTCATCCCTTACCCCTAACTAAAGATGTCAACATTCCCAACCCCGGCCGCAAAGCATCTGTTGACGTAGAGCCCAAAGGTCACGTTCGTAAACCCGGACCCATGCACGATCTGACTATCGACGTGGAACGGTGTGCCATTCCGCACATATTCGACGATGTTCACTTTCGCGCCGGTTTGCGAATCGCCCTGGTTTTCAAGATGCTGCTGAAGCACCGGATAAGCGCGCACATAGCTCGACGGCATGTTGACCGAGAAGCTCCAGCTCGCATCCTCATTCTGAGCCCAGCCCCAGAACCATTCATAATAAAAGCCGTTGAGGCTCATGCTGCCTCGTCCTCCTGCTCAGCGTGGCGACGTAGGTAAGCGATTATGCGCTAGGAAACGAGCCACTGACGGCTCTAGGGTTACGCCAGCCAACGCCGTATCTCTGATAACCCACGATCAGTAGGTTCCCCGTCAACGGATCGACCTGCATATCCAACTCGAACGGAATACGCTCATAGCTGACGAGACCGGGCACGCTGCTCTTTACAAACCAAGCGGTCGGCGAGGAGAGGAAGTCCATCACCTGATAGCCTTCCGGCAACCCGCCCGAGCTTAGGAAAGCAGTGATGTCGTTGGCGTTGGTGCCTGGCCGGAGTTCGGCTTTGGTAAGACGTTCGGCGGTGAATTCGAGCGCGATCGGCACGGCGAGCCGGCGACCACGGGCGAACATACGCAACCCGGCCTGATCGGGGAACACGCGGATCAGCTGCAAGAGATACTCGATACCGGCTTCGTTGAGCCCGATATCGGGCGACGGGCGGTTTGAGTAAGTACCGTTGTCGATCGGATGCGCAGTCGAGAAGAGCGGCTGGTTGTCACCGATGACGGTGCCGATCAGCGTAGTACCGGTGTTCAGCACGTTCGCGTGGATGATCTCTTCGGTCTGCGCGAAGGACTCGGCGAGACCCATGGTCATCGGGCCGAACTGGTCCTTGTAGAGATTGTCATCGAGCATTTCGCGGGTCAGCGCGGTGCCAAGACCGAGCGCGATCATGTCGATGTTGTAGATAAACCGCTCGCCGGGCGCGTTGTCGAATGTAGTAGCGCCACCCTCGGCTTTAAGTTGAGCGAGGCCGGTATAGCGGTTTTCCGCCGCGCGCTCCAGGCTCATCTTAGAATAGCCGCGCAAAAACATTTGCGGCCATTGCTTGGCGATTTGCGGGTATCGACCTTCCACACCGGCTAGTCCGGGAAGAAGCTCGTGCGGTATTGATGCACGTGAGACGGCCATTTAACGAACTCCTTCCTAATACTCTCGTTTATTCTGGCGACAGATTGACCATAGTCACCCACACCCGGTTATAGGGATTTGCCGGGTCATACCCCGATTGCGTGAACAGCACGTTCTGGGTGGGAAGGTCGTAGATCCGGAAGATTAGGGTACCCTGCGTGTCGCTCATCCCGGCGGTGTCGAGCGTGTAACTCGATTGGTTGCCCGCACCGATTTGGGTGCCGCCAGAGCCGGCGTTAAAGGTAGCAAATTGACTTATATTCGCCGCGGTTATCGGCCCAAGGATGCACTGCACTTCAAAGATGGAGCCTGGGTTCGAATATCCGTATGCGGTAACGGTCGTACCCGAAACAGCATCCCCGGCGCCGTTCCACCAGTTCCGGCGCACCACTTTCTGTTCAGCGATGCTCGTCCATTCAAAGGATTCGAAAATCCCCGCAATTGCCGTCGAGGTAGACGTCGCAACATCGACCACGCCTGCGACGGGAACCTTGATCGGATCTCCACGAAAGATCTTGCTAGTGTTCCCGGTCGCCAAATAAAACTTCCGCAGACCATAAGTCGCCGACGTCCCATCGATCATCTTTATGAACTTGAAACCAAAAGGCGAATTTGGGTTAGTGGCCACAACTTTTACTCCTCTTACAGCAGACTCACGCGTGTCTTATGTTTGGCCATGTTCTCAGGCGCCCATAAGGGCCGCAGATTCGCCAAGGCCCAACACGCCTTGAACTCCGGATCATCGGTGGTGGAGAACTTGAAAGACGAGATCGGAAGAATATGGTCGATATGCCACTCACCATAATTCTCCCAGGACATCCCGCGGGTGAACTGCCGTTCAAGATGCCGAGCCAACTGCTCTACCGTATAGCCAAGCGCCACAAATGTCGGGGCACGCTTTTCTCCACCCCGAAGGCAGCTTCGCACCGCAACTCTCATACGATCAGCTAGGCTAACCGGGCAGCCCCTTCTTAGCTCTTTCCGCCTAGCATTGATCAAGTCACGATTCGCACGAATTTGGTCGCGGCCAACAAGTTCGTATCGAGCGCGCTCTTTCCGCTTTTTCTCTTCGACCCAGGTAGGATCTTGGCTCTTTTTCGCTCGATAGGCGTTGGCGTTTGCGCGAGCAGGTGCAGGATTCTTAGCGTACCTAGCGTTCTGATACGCTCGCCGATCCTCTAGATTAGCCTGGTAGTAAGCCCGCTGATACGCATTGATCACGTCACGCGAATCGGGGTCTCCACGTTTTTGCGCAGAGTATTTACGCTGGCTCGCTGCGTGCCCGGCTCGCCACTCAGGATCAAGCCGCCTCTTCGCAAGGTACTTATTCACGCTCGCTTGTCTCGCGAGGCGCCGTTCGTCATCATTATGGTAAGCCATAAGGGGCATTATACTACACTTCCCCTTCAGACTTGAATGCTTCGTCGAGTTCAGTATTTACATACTGACGGGTGCGGCCATAACGCACTTCGGTCCCGCCGCGGCCGGTACGATCCCCGATCTTCTTCCGAGAGATCATTTCTAGCCGCCGCATTTGCGTATCGACCTGATCTTGGGCGGCCTTCAGCCGATCAACCTCGGCTCGCTTAGACAACTCCGCCGCTCGAATCATGAGCATCTGGCCGTCGATCTCTATCGGATCGTCGGCTTGGACATTCGGCACATATCCGGCTCGACGTAGATTGTCGGAATACTCGACGCCGTATCCGGACAATTGTGGGAAATCACAGGCTCGGGCAGGCACCCATCCGTGCCCCATGGATCGGCGAAGCTGTCCTGAGTCCAGACCGTTTACCCGGACAGGAACCCACTCGTGATCACAATCGGGAACAAAATCTTCCCGATGAATGTGATATTTCAGATGCCCATCGGGTACGGGCTCAACCCGAGCCATCGATCGGTAATAGTCCCGGGCCTCTGCCCGCTGCATATCACGCTGTGAACCGCGCTCGTCGGAAGCCACAGCTGGTCGGCGAGTTGCTTCGCGCGCTAAAGCGAGTTGCGCGCTTGCCTCTGCAGGAGTGGGGACTTGCTGTGAAGCAGCCATCAACCTCTCCTATCGATCCAACCCTGGCGCACCCGCTCCGCGGCAGGGCTGATTTTCCAGTCGTTGTATTCTTTGAGGATGGCTGCTTCACCACCCTTAAGGGTTTCTGCGCTAAAGATGTGCGGGGCGAGGGCCAGCGCCGTTTCGCGCTCGCCCGGCGTCAGGGTCAGAACAGTCCGGCGTCCTGTTTCGCTTACTCCCCGGCGCGTCGGCGATCCCGCCACGGCGGCACGCATCGCCCCGGGCCCCGCTGCACGGGCTTGTGGCTGCTCGGCGCGGCGACCAAATGCCGGGCCTCCATCGTTCGAAGGCATATCCGGCTCCTTGATGATGATCTCGGGAGCCAACTCGTCGCCTCCGTCGAGATCAGTGGTT